CTAAAGTGTAAAAGTCCAATGAATATCTATTCGATCAGGGAATAACGTAATTCGTTGGATTAGTTTTCTTACTAATTTTTTTTGTTCCTCATAATCCAAATCGAAAACACTTAACCTTATTTTTCCTAACTCATCAATTATTTCATTCACGTTTTTATCCGGCTTTTTATCGCTTTCTTCACGAATCTTTTTAGTAATCGCATTTTTCTCAGATATGATCTTCTCCTTTTTAGATTCAATTATGTCCCTTGGAAAGTCTTCATCAACGTAAAGAGAAACCAATTTTTTAAGTTGTGAATTAAGTTCATTTATTCTGTTCTCTAAAGAGCTAACATCGATATCACTTGAATCGTCAACGAAAGAGGTTGCGATATCGGGATTAAGCCGAAGTTTCTCTACTTCATTCAAAATGTATTCTTCAATCTCAGGCAAATAGTATTTCGGAGCAGTACATCCGTCTGGATTTTTTTTCATGGTGGTGCAGTGTTTGGACGAGGATTGAGAGTAACATTTATAGTATCGTATTCTACTTCCGTCCGGTCTCGGTTTATACTGAATCAGTTCAAAACGCATACCACATATACCACATTTAAGTAAACCAGAAAGTAAATATTTTGCTTGAAAAGGACGTGGATTGTTAAAAAGAGAATAAGCTTTTTTCTGTCGCTTTTCCATTTCCTTCTGTGTTCGTTCGAATATATCTTTAGAAATAATTGCCTCGTGCTGCCCTTCATAAACTTCTCCTCGGTATCTATTGTATCCCGCGTAAACTGGGTAGTCTAAGATTCGTCGGACAACATGGATAGTCCAAGGTTTCTCTTTTCCAATGTGTCCCTCAGCGTTCAATTCATCTTTTATTTGAGTGATACCTTTCCCGTTTAAGTAATCTCTATAAATTCTTCTAACAATTTCAGCTTGTATTTCTACAATTTCGTATTTTTCCCGTTTCCCTCCTTTTGGAAGTGTATAACCGTATGGAAAATTGGACCAAGCCATCGCTTTCCCTGATTTCGCTCGTCCTACTTTTCCCATCATCAACCTTTCTCGAATCTGTTCCCGTTCCAATTGTGCAAAGACAGCTAATATTCCAACTATTGCCTTACCAAAAGCTGTATTAGTATCAAAGTTTTCACTTAAACTAACGAAAGTTACGCCATATTTACTGAAGACATCTTCAATTAGATATAAAGTATCTTTTTGAGAACGAGACAATCGATCAAGTCGGTAAACTATCACAGTATCAAATTTTCTTTGTTTAGCATCGTCTATCATGTTCAATAAAGCAGGACGTTCGATATTTGATCCACTAAACCCTCCATCTTTGTATACTTTTGCGATTGTCCATTCTTTAATCTCACAATACTTTTTCAGTTTGTCGATCTGTTCATCGATTGAATAACCTTCCTCTGCCTGTTCCATCGTGGATACTCTAACATAAATTGCTGCTTTCATGGCAATTCCTCCTATTTTTTATGTTAAAATAGGGTACAGAAAAGAAGCCTATACCCTAGGTTTCAAAATTTCGATGCATCCTTCTTAGTTTGGCGACCGGGACGGATGCGTTTTTTGTTCTATAAATCATAACTCACTTTCACTGCTTTTCCTATGATCCTCGCTGGCACATCAGGAGTAATTAAGATAGGTGAATATTTTGTATTGTCAGCAATTAACATCACGATACCATTCTGCCTTTTCACTCTTTTTAAGGTAGCTTCCTCGTCACCATTTACTATGACTGCTGCAACCTCACCATCTTCTACATTCGGCTGCTTTTGAATCATCACATAGCTGCCTTCTGGAATACGCGGAGACATAGAATCCCCCTTAGCCCTGAGATAAAAAAGATTATCAGCAGGTGAAGGAAGTGTTTCTGCTATTTCCTCTCTATAGCCATCGAAATTCTGTTCCGCTAAGATAGGCTCCCCACAACTTATAGCTCCCAAAATTGGAATTTTTACGAGCTTTAACTTTTTATTGAGGGCATGATAAGGAGCATTGTCTTCTTCGACCATGTTATAAACATTAAGTTTAGTTTGAGCAGTCTTATCAATCAATAGATCAGTCTTTTGTACTCCGAAGAAATCAGCAATTTTTTGAATAGATCCACTACGGGGCATTTTTTTAGCATTCTCCCAGTCAGAAATTGTTGATTGCGATACCTGAATCTCATGAGCCAATTCAGTAGTGCTAATGTTTTTTAATGTTCGCAACCTTCGCAAATTTTCCCCGAAAATGTCCTTCAAATCATCAACCATCTTCAAAAACTCCTTCTTATTTAAATTTCATAAAACGAGTATATCATCTAAGGTTACTTTTGCATAGCTTAAAGCGATAAAAAAACGTCTTGAGGTGCGTTCTTTATCGCTTTTAGTGTTGACTTATCGCTAATAGCGATATAAGATTAGATTATCAAATCGAAAGGAGGTCACCACAATATGCCTGAACAACAATTACATTTGATGACTCTTAGAGCTCTGAGAAATCGTATGCGAATGACTCAAACCGAGGTCGCTCAAGAATTAGGAGTTACTAAAGAAACAGTGATGAGATGGGAAAAAGATTCTTCGGATATGCCTGCAAGGTTTATGTTTGATTTTGCTGCGATTTACAAATACCCGCTAGATGAAATTTTTTTTGGCGACTCTATCGCTTTTAGCGATAGTTTGAAAAATAACGAAGTAGTGGAGGGGAAGTAATGGAAGTAGTAAATTACGATGCAAAAGGAAACCGCATTGAGGATATTTCTAAAATTACCCTTCCGATAGAAGAAAGTGCATTTGTTCTTCAAATGTTATTAGATTCTAAGAATATTGAGTCTAGTAAATCAAGAGAGGTTGGGATGCAATGAAAATACCTGAAAGAAAAATAGAACAGTTTACAGAATTGTTAGAAGGCTTAACAAGTATGCAGTTCGAGATGCTCATTCAAAAAGCAAATATTTTCTATTCTCGTCAACAGCATAAGGTGCAACTTACAAATGATGATATTAAGAAAATAGAAGATAATTGTCGGCGTGATTTTACTTAATAACTACTTGAATAAAAATTGGATTTATTCGATAGTCTACTGATTTGTAATGAATGTGAACATAGTCGAGTTGGTAAAAGGAATCATACGTTTCTCTATTTTGAGGACTATGGATTATTGCTGACTCTTCCCACCATTGACTAGGTGAGACCCTATTTTCTCCAATATAACAATTTTCATCATCATTCAAGCAACACCAAGTACCAATCAAATTGGCATAAATTTTAGTCAATATATTTTCACCACCTTAAGTCATTTCAGCGAACCAGCCGCTGATAAAGAGATTATAACAGAGAAAGGAGTCCAGCTATGAAAATAATTGTACAACTGATCACTGGAGGTATCGCTATTTATGAGAATAACGAACCAATTACACACGGTAAAACTTTAATACGATGCATTAATCAAGGAGCTAAAAAGATTATGGTGAAAAACTAATGCCTGAGTATGTCTTTGCCTTCATGGTATGGATCGCAGCTTTAGTCTCAATCGGTATAAATGCTCATTACAAAGATCATTTGCGGAGAATATTGATTATGGTGTCTTTTCTCCTAGTTATCATTGTTTCTATTGGAGTGTATCTAGTAATAAAGGGAGTGATTAAGTGAATAAAATGTGTCTTGCCGCATTAGCGAATAGTCCTCGCTTCCGCATTAGACGAGTCCAGGCAGTGTGTTACATGAGTCTAATGTTAAACGGTGTTCTAATCATAAGTATGATTGCGTTGATGATTTTTGGGAGGTGATAAAACTGGAGCTACATGAATGTTTGTTAAAAAAGCCTGCATCGGCGGCAACCGAAGCAAGCAAGAAAAAAATGATTTGTCTAAAAGGAGTATAGAACATGGATGAAAATATTTCAAACAAAATTGAGGAATTAAGAGATTTATGCACCCAAGAAGGCGTGTCGTTAGCACTAGCAGCTGTAAAACCAGGAGTGATTGAACAGACAGTTTTAGCCGGAAGAGGCGCGACGCTAATTCTCGGAATTTTCTCCATAAATGATGCTTTAGAAGAGATGATGGAATCTAGTAGTTGTTCTTGTCCAGTTTGCAAAGCTGCTAAAAATGTTTTCAAAACAAAAAGACGGCCTCCAATTGAAGATGATGATGAGCTTGAAGTGTTTCTAAAATCAATATTTGGAGGTACGACTGATGACTAAAATTCTGATTAACAAAATCGTCTATAAGAATTTCAAAGGAATCGAAAGCTTCGAGTTAGACCTAAATGGCTCAGGTGCTGTTGTCTCAGGACGCAATGGAGCTGGGAAAACGACGTTAGCCGACGGGCTGCAATGGCTCCTGTTTGGCAAGGATTCCGCCGGAGCAAAAATCAATCCCAAGCCGCTGGATAAAAACAACAACGAGCTGCTGGGGTTAGAGCCGACCGTTGAGGCTGAACTGTCAATCAATGGTGAACCACTCGTATTTAAAAGGGTGCAACAAGAACGCTGGACAACAAAGAAAGGCGACCTAGAAAAAAAGAGAGGTAGTGATACAACCAAGTATTTCATTGACACGGTTCCAGTTAAAGAAAAAGAGTGGAAAGATCATATCGATGGTTTGGGTGGAGAAGCTACCTTGCAAATGCTCTCCAATTCTTCTTTCTTTATGTCTCTTAACTGGAAAGATCGTCGTGAAGTATTAATCGGAATGACCGGTTTGACTGACGAGGAAATCATCGCCAGTGATCCAACACTGAAAGAATTACCGCTAGTCTTAAAAAATCACACCATTGACGAAATGAAGAAAATCCTTGCTGGACAAAAAAAAGAAGTCAAAAAAAGCATCGAAGGGATGCCTGCAAGGATTCAAGAAGTCACTGATTTGAAGGCTCAACTAGTTCTACCAGATAGCAAAGAGAGCTTAGAAAAAAACATCGATGAAATGACCCTCCTAATCAAAGAGAAAGAATCGTGGTTAGTTGACACTAAGGCCGGCAATGTCAATAAGGAGCTGAACGATTTAACACAGAAGCAAGCGGATCTACGAGCAAAACTTATTGATGAAAAAACAAAGTTTCAAACGACCGTCTTTGCTGCAACGTCTTCATTGCAGGAAGACTTCAACAAGCAGCATGAAACTGTTAGCTTGTTGCGCACTGAAATTTCTAAGCTAGAAAGTGAAGAGTTCCGGCAGCAGGAAGCATTAAAGGAGAAAAAGGAGTTCCTCAATAAGCACCTTGAAAAATACAAGAGTATCAAGGCTGAAACGTTCGACGATGACCAGACTGTTTGCCCGACGTGTGGTCAAAACTTACCAGTCGAGGACGTTGAGAAAATCAAGTCAGAATTTAAACAGCAGCGATCCGAAAAGTTAGAAAAAAATGTAGCTGTAGGAAAAGCGACTAGGGAGGACGCAGATAAGCTTGAGGTCGAGATCAAAGAGCTTCAGACGAATCTCAGCGAAAAGCGAACAGCGTTTAAGGCAGCAGAATCTCAGCTCGATAAAATCAATAACGATCTGATCTACGAAAAGAACAAGCAAGGCAAATTTGAGGAGTCTCAGGTTTATAAAGACATCATCGCAGAGAATACGCAGTTGGAAGTTGAAATGGAGAAGGCCCAGCAGAAAGATTCCAACTCGGAAGCGGAAAAACTGGAAGCTGACATCGAATCCGACAAATCAATTTTAGCCGGCTTGCAAAAAGACATGCAGAAGTTTGAAACGGCCGAATCGTATGACAAGCGCTTGTCTGAGCTGAAATACATGGATAAGTCGTTCAAAGAACAGAACCAGCAAATTGAGAAGGACCTCTGGCTTTTAGAAGAGTTCACTCGCAAGAAAGTTGAACGAATCGAGGAGTCAATTAATGCCAAGTTTGAGATCGTCAAATGGAAATTGTTCGACATTCAAAAAAACGAGGGCATCAAGGAAATGTGTGAGGCGACATATAACGGGATCGAGTATAGCGGCGGCTTGAACAACGGGGCACGCATCAACTGCTCACTGGATATCGTTAACACGCTTTCCAGTGAGCTTGGTATCACCATGCCACTATTTATTGATAATGCTGAGTCAGTCAATACGCTGATTCCGATTCAATCACAGATGATCGAACTACAAGTAACAGCAGATGAAAAATTAAAAGTAGAGGTGTAGACATGGAAATGCTTAAAAACTTACAAAAAAAATCAACTCGATTAGAAAGACTATGCGCTGAATTAACTGACATTCAGAAAGCCGAAAAGGAATTTGAATATGCTCTTGAGAATATCGATACTGACAACCCATGTTATTTCTTTGGTTTTAAATTTGGTTCAGGGATATGTACTACTTCGTTTGCGCTGAACGGAATAACAAAATACACCGATTTAACAAGAAATATCATCGCACTCACAAAAGTAGAACTAGATCGCCGTAAGTTGGAAATCATGGATGAATTGGAACGAGATTTTGGAGGGATCGAATAATGAAAGCATTTGTTTATGTCGTGGTAAAACACGAAAAGGTATTTATTGGGCTTTTTGAATCATTAGAAACAATTTACGAAGACGTTGAATCGAGGCTGTCTGAACTAGGGCATACCGATTGGACTGATAAGCATCCAATCTATATGGTTGGTGCCCAGAAAGAACCATACAGACTACTTTGGAAGGATGAAGTTTAATGACAAATCAAACACCAGCTTTGTTACAAAAAGATATTACTGATCAAGTTAATGGCAAATTGTCTGCGCTGAAAAATGAAGGGCTGCATTTACCACCAGGCTATGCATCAGCTAATGCTTTAAAAAGTGCTTTCTTTGAACTGCAGGAAGTCCAAGATAGAAATAAAAAACCAGCTCTTGATGTTTGTACAAAGGAATCAATCGCAAATACTTTACTCGATATGGTTGTTCAAGGTCTGAGTCCTGCAAAAAAACAATGCTATTTCATCGTTTATGGTAATAAGTTGCAGTTGAATCGTTCTTACTTTGGAACACAAGCAGTTCTCAAACGACTTTCCAATGTAAAAGATATTTGGGCAAATGTGATCTATGAAGGAGATACCTTCGATATCGAAATTGTTAACGGTAGAGAAACACTAAAGGAACATAAGACAGCTTTTACTAATCGAGATAATAAAATTATCGGAGCCTATTGCATCATTGAGAAAACAGATGGTGAACGAGTACTTACGACTATGACAAAAAAAGAGATTGATAAATCTTGGAGCAAAGCAAAAACAAAAAATGTACAAAATGATTTTCCTCAGGAAATGGCCAAACGTACGGTAATTAATCGAGCGGCGAAAGCATTCGTCAACACCAGCGATGACAGCGACCTGCTTATTGAAGCAATTAACAACACAACAGCTAACGAGTATCAGGACGACGGTGAGCGGAAAGAGGCTGAGATCATCGACGAAATTGACCAAAACGCTAATAGCGAAGTTTTTGATCCAAAGCCTGCTGAGGTAATTGAGCCACCGATTGATCCTGAGCAACAAGATCTGATCCCTGACGAACAGCCGGAAGATGTTGATCCTTATGCTTAAAATTAAATCTTTTGGTTCTGGCAGCAACGGGAATGGTTATCTAATCGACGACGGCCATTCTCAGCTGATGATTGAAGCCGGTATTCAGTTCAAGAAAGTCCAACAAGCAATGCGGTTTGATTTTTCCCGAGTAGTCGGCTGCCTCATCAGTCACGAACACCGAGATCACTGTAAATACGTGCCGCAACTGATTGATATGACATCGGTAGATTTTTACAGCACGCAGGGAACTTTCAAAGGGATGTCTGCCGATCCAGTATTGCATTTAGAAGCCAATGATTACTATCGCTTCAACTTCTTGAAGTACAAAGAGACGATCAAGATCGGCAGCTGGTACGTGACGCCGTTCAAAACAGAACATGATGCTGAAGAGCCATCTGGATTTGTGATTGATAACACAGCAGGTGAGCGGCTTGTGTTTATCACTGACTCTTACTATGTGAAATATAAATTTCCAAGAGTCACTCATATGATGATTGAGGCCAATTACTCCAAAGATGTGATCAACGAGAAGATGATATCTGGCTTTGACCTGAAGCGTAAAACGCGGCTGCTGGAAAGTCACTTCGATTTCAGTGAGACATTAGCTTTTATTCAAACAAACAAATCGGAACGGTTGCAGGAAGTCTGGCTTCTACATCTTTCCGAATCAAACAGCATCGAAAAAAAGTTCAAAGAGGATACTCAAAAGCTTGTGGGTGTTCCTGTTTATATAGCGTAGGAGGGGATAGTAATGGCGAGGCCAACTAAGCAAGGATTAGACTACTACCCTAAAGACGTGAAAGCAAAATATGACACGAAATTTAAGTACGTAGAATCTAAAAATTCTGTTATTGCAAGGTTGGTAATCTACGAACTTTGGGACCTTATTTATGGAGAAGAAGGCTACTTCACAAAATTCGATAGCATTCAAAAAGTTCTTTTCCTGGGTGACTTGCCAATAGATGAAAATCAACTAGATGCAATACTAGAAAGTTGCTTCGAAATAAAGATGTTTAACCGGTCACTTTTTGACAAATATTCGGTACTCACATCAGCCAGTATTCAGACAAGATATCTCGAAGCAACAGCAAGAAGAGCTAAAATTCCTATCATTTCAGAGTACTTTTTATTGGACCAAAATAGTTATCGTAACATTTTTCTAGTTAATGCCAACAATAACCGAGTTAATGATGACATTAACTTAGTAAATGATAGCGAAAAACCCCCAAAGAAAAGGAAAGAAAAGGAAAGTAAAGGAAAGGAAAGTAGAGTAAAGAGCAAAAACCCCACTCAGAAAAAAATCTACCACTACTATGAGTCAAATGGATTTGGAACCATCTCTTCAAAAACTAAACAAGATTTCGATTATTGGGTAGAAGATTTCGTCAAAATTGGTGCAACTGAGGAGAATGCAATTGCTTTGATTATCCATGCACTCGGAATAGCAATTGATCGAAACAAGCGAAGCTATGGATACACAAACGGGATTTTGAAGGATTGGGAACAGAAACGATTTCTGACTGTGGAAGATGTCCTGACTAATGACAAGAAAATAAAGTTTGATAAGAATATAGTTTCTTCAGATCGAGAGTGGAAAGAAACGGGGGATGACTTCTGATAGAGGGAATTACTAAAAGATTTGGTCCATTGGTTGAAGCCGGTCCGTGCCCTAAATGTGGAGGTTCAATGCTCAAGTGGGCAAATAAGAAACAAGATGGCTCAGAACGTTGTGGTCCCGTCTGCACTGCTCCTGGTTGTGGTCACAGAGAAATGCTACAACGTAATTCTGAAAAAGCACAGGTGATCGTTGATAAGGCCGTCCGTGATGCTGCTTATCTGAAGATGGTTAATAATTCGATAGTTACAGATCAAAGCGTGTGGACTTGCAATTTTGACAATTATAAGATCGTTGATCACGAAACCAAGGACGCCAAGTTCAAAGCTCAAAACTGGGCGAATAAAATTCTGAATAAAGAGAACGTTCACGCAATTTTCACAGGAACACCAGGAGCGGGCAAGACTCATCTGGCTGTCGCAATCATGCTGGAAGTTCTTGAGAAGTCCGGTTATCAAAGAACTTGCGGCATTGTTAATTTTCGCGAACTGCTTGAGCAGCTGCGAAACGCAATTGATGATGCAGAGATTCGACGTGAGATCCGCCGGACATTAGTGTCTGAATTAAAAAAAATGGATTTGGTTGTGATTGATGACCTTGGAGCTGAGTTAGGCCGGATGGAAAAACCTAGCGAACCAACAACATTTGTGCTGGAGACATTGCAATCATTAGCTGAATCTCGGCAAGAGAAGTCAACTATATTCACGAGTAATTTAAACTCAAGTCAAATTTATACCTTGTATGGTGAGCGAATATATTCTCGAATGCTGAATGGTGCAACTGTAGATGATCGTTTAAATGCATTTCGCTTCAAAGAAACAACTGATAAAAGGAGGAGTCCTATTTGAGTTATGTAGTGAAAAAAATGTGTTACTTGGATGAATCTGGAAATGGCATGCCATCTTTGAAACATGCAAAAAAGCACGAAAATAAGGAAATGGCTGAACTGGTTGCAGAAACCTGCGGCGGCCGAGTAGTTGAATTGATTGATCAAAAGGATGCAGTGAAGGTCCGAAAGAAAATGCAGTCTAAGAAAGCTCCAACTAAACTGAATCAGTCTTGGATGCGTCAGAAAGGATGATTTGATGGGAAATAGCCCAACAGCAATGAATAAACGAGGATCCAAGGTAAAAATCGATGGTTACACCTTCGATTCGCAAAAAGAAGCATTGTTTTATCAGCGTTTTGTAAGAGATTGTGGCTTACCTTTTGAGGTGCACCCGCGGTTTCAATTGTCCAAGCTCACTGAATTACCTGGTGGTGGGAAGATTTCCGCCATTGCTTATTCACCAGACTTCATCATCTCAGATAATAAAGGGAATTGGCTACACGTCATTGATGTCAAGAATTCCTTCGGTATGTACGGGATTGATCAGTCAAACAAGTTGCGCTTCCGATTATTCGCTAACGAATATGGTCACCCCGTAGAAGCGGTAGTGGTGAGGACTAGAGACTTCAAAGTAATCACACAGGGGGTAACCAAGCCTTTGAATGAAAAGGAGCCTTTTGTTACCGACAATTTCAATTACCACTGGCGGGATGCCACTAACTATTAGGAGGAAATGATGAAAGATTTATTTCATTTGACTGGCGGGTGTCTGATGGTAGCTGCCTATCTCGCAGTAGTCGGAACAATCTTCATGGCACTAATCAAACTGCTAGTAATCATTTGGAGAATTATTTTTTAAGTGAGGAGACTTGTATTGGATAAAAAAATGAGAAATTGGGATGTTCAGGTTTTAGACGAAAAAGGGAATGTGAAATATCAGTCAAATACGACTGGTACTGAAAAGCATGCTAAATCGCTGTTAGAGACGTTTGAAAAGAAGTGGGCACAAGATATCGAGAGAAGTAAAAACGCTGGTTCTACGACAAAAGGGTCTAGGAGCAAGCGAGGTTTTTACTGATTTCATGCAGAAAGAAGACTATGTCGTGTTTTCTTTCCAACTCCAAGTTTTTTCTTACGACAAACTACCATTTGAGGAGGACAAATAGATGTCAATTGAATTTGAAGCAGTATTAAGAGATAAGGGAACTACGAAGGGAACTAAGAAAATATTACTTGAAGTATCGGCACGGGATCTGAAAGGCCACGTCGAAGATTTGCAAAATATGTTTGATCACGACATTACCGTGATTATTCATCCAGGCACATATGTGTATGAGGCTGAGGTTGAAAAAGAGTCTGGAAAGCATGCCGTGAAGTACTGGACTAATCCTGATGGAACTGTTGAAGTAATCCGCGAAGAGCAAACTGCCCTTGATCTTGGCGATGGAGAGAAAAATACTGTAGTCAAACAGATTCCAGTTGATAAAAGTGTTGTTGACACTTACATCAAAACTGCAACAAGCCTGCAGTATCCAGAAACACTTCTTATCAATCCGCGAGATGTTTTAATTCGTTTGGACAACGGTGAGACAGCAGATAAAATCGCTGCTGATTATGAAATGTCTTCATATACACTTTTGAATAACCTAGAGAACGCCCGACAACATTTTGCACCATTTGCAGATACTTGGAATAAGAACAGTAGTGAGATGAACATTGACGGTTCTTCCTCAGATGATATTGACAGAGAAGATGATGCCGATTCTGACGAAAAAGTGGTCGATTCAGATGAATCAGCAACAAAAACCGAAAATCCGGGAACGGAAAAGTCAGATTCAGATGAAAACACTAAAGAAACTGAAACATCCAGCGATGACACTGACGGAGAAGTTGATCCGTATTGATTGTCTTAATGAATGGAAAGTTTGATTGGTCTGATGAGGAAATAGAGCGTGCAATTTCGCTCTTTTCCTTGGGGCTCAAACCTTCACAGGTAGCGGAAATCATGAATCAAAAAGTAATTGACATAGGGATTCTTTACTTGCACTTGCTGGATAAGAAAAAGATTAATTTCCAAAAATAGAAAAGAGGGTCATCAATGAAGTTTAAAAATGATGAAGCAGAAAAAGGGTGGCAAACATTTGTAACCAATAATCAAGATCCATACGGCAACGGTGTTGTTAAGTATTGCGAAAGATGGGCAAGTTTGATGGAAGAAAAGATTGCAAATGGTTTAAGTGTAGCTGTTGCTGCTGACAAGACTCAATATGAAGCCGATAAAGAAGGTATTACGGGTTTTATGTATGGTTGTGCTGTAAATACTCTATCGCATTGTTGGGCTCACGGTGATGCATTAAAAGATTGGCACAATGGCAAGTATAGCTATGGAGGCAAAGGAGTAGTTAACCCGGCAATATTTACTGTTGGATCAGAAGGCGATTAGTAGCTCGATATGAACTATTCGCTTTACTTTAGGTCAACTTCTAAAAGATTTGTAGGATAAACATAACAATGATTTTTAGCGAAAGGAACTGAATGATGGGTAAATATCGCTGGCACGTCAGCCGAGTTAACGAGGAGCCAGAGGTTGTTCGGCATTATAACTGGATCACAAAACTTTATCTTTTCGTTTTGAGAAACCCTACAATGTTTGCCAATAAAGAGCTGACTATTTACGATCACGATCGGCCAGTAATTAACATGCATTTTGATCAAATAAAACGAAGGTACGATTTAAAGAACAAGGAAACAATTGAACGTAAGCAAATTTTAGCTTTAGCGCAGGAGGAACAAAAGAAATAGACATTAAAGAAAAATTTATTAATAAAGTTGTATCAGACCTGGAGTCGGAATTTAACGGCGATCAATTGAGAAAGCTAAAGATAAATATGACCTTCAACCTATCAAAATTACAGTTGGAGGAAGCTAAGAACGAGGTCATCATCTACGATGAAACTTCAGACATAGCAGCATACAAAGCTTTTTTCGTTAGCCTAAAACTGCGCGGATTATCCGACAGATCAATCGAACTCTATATGTACAATATTGACAAGTTTAATCGATTCATACACAAACAGTTCAAGGAAATCTCAACTCACGATATTCGAACGTATCTTGCTCACAGAACTTTGGTGGATCAACTAGCAAACTCAACCCTGAATCACGAATTGGGAGTTATCAAAAGATTTTTCAAATGGCTTTTTGAAGAAGACTATCTCGATAGTGATCCAGGTCGAAAAATCGAAAATATAAAAGTCGAGCAGCGGCTAAAGAAGGCGTACACGCAAACAGAGTTGGAACTCATGAGAGAAGCCTGCACTGGTTCTAAACAGAAAATGGTACTTGAGTTATTGTTCAGCACGGCTTGTCGGGTTTCTGAATTAGTCACTCTTATGATGGAGAACTATGACCGAAACGCTGGCGAAATTGCCGTAGTGGGGAAAGGAAACAAAGAGCGTTTGGTTTTCGTGAACACAAAAACTAAAATCTATATTGATGCATATTTACAAGAATTTCCTCACACTGCTGGACCTATTATTTGCGGAGGTGCTGGCATTGGATCACAAATGTCAACAAGTGGTATCCAAAAGATGATTAAGAAAATCGCTAAAGCTGCAGGTGTAGAGGAAGCCTATCCACATAAATATCGCCGAACATCCGCAACTGATGCCAGTAATAAAGGGATGATGTTAAATGACGTTCGAGATTTTCTAGGCCACGCTAGTGCCGAAACTACTTTGCTTTATATTGACTCAAGTAAGAATGACCTGAAGGCAAAACATGCCAAATACGTGTATTGAATACCTTGTATTAGGACTGAGCGCAAAACTACGCTTAGTTTGATCAAGGAAGAAAGTATGGACTGGAGGTAATTGTATGAAAATTGTACTGAATAAATGTTATGGCGGTTTTGGGCTATCTCATGCAGCTATGATGAAGATTTTTGAGTTAAAAGGAATCACTGTTTTTCCTTATGTTTGTAAAATTAACTATGATTCTGATGGTGAGACTATTTATACCTATTCACGAATGAAGGGTGATTTTGAGCCAATTGGATTGATGGAACATGTTAGTTATTTTCAAATAGATCCGGAGGTAGATAGTTACACTGTTACTTCTGAACAATATTATTCAAGTGATGATAAGTATGATGAGAAGGACTTGGACTATAGTTATGACGATAAAAAGAGAACTGAGCCCGAGTTAGTTAAAGCAGTAGAAACGCTTGGAGCTTTGGCGAGTGGAAAATACTCGAACCTAAAAGTAGTGGAAATACCTGATAACTTCGAATATAGAATTGATGATTATGATGGGATTGAAAAAGTATACTTTGGCTTACAAATGGGGTCAGCGTAGTTCCAGTAATGACCGAAAGAAAGGAGTAAACCAATGAAACATGTTTGGGCCTATGATACAACGCCTAATGATGATTTAGCTTATCCAGATTTGTATAGCTCGGAAAAAAAGGCAATGAGCCAATTCAATTCTGATTATGAAGCAGCAAGAGCAAGAGGCCTTGAAGTGACTGTAACCTATGAGAACGGTGCATCTGCTTCTTGGGAAGATAATGGGTGTCAATACTCTATAAGAGTCGAAAAACTACCAGTTAGTTAAACAAGGATAGTAAGGAGAAAGTTGAATGATTAATAAAACACCTATTTATGTAAATGGAGAGCTAAAAGGCGAATGTTCTTGCGTTAAGCTTTCTCAAGATCAAAATGGGATCGATACGATTTACACCTATCATGTTGATGGCTTTGAAAAAAAGGGAAATGAACTGAGCGTGGAACAACAACATTTTCTAGAGGACATTGAACAGATGTGGTCAGAACTAGACAAGAAAAATCTGTCGTGCAAAACTTCAGCAATATTTGAAGTTTTGGACTCTGGCTTTGACTATGAAGTATATGGTGAGGACATTGACGATGTAGTCAGAATCTTTATGGACAAATGATGCTATTAACCACCAGTCTAATGGAAAACCTCAACCAAAAAATTTGATTGAGGTGCAAATAACTTAGACTCTTTTTTTTATTGCTATTTTGTTGAGTGTTCTACATCCTGGTTTTGTTATGATTCTAAGTTCCTTACTCCATTGCCCTTTTAATGAAATGAACAAATCATAATCGTCATCAGTAAAATTTGAAAAGAATTCTGGAGCTGAGACTGAGTTAAGTTTATTAGTTTCGAGTTTCTCCATTGTTTTGAGAATAAAATCTTTCAAAGTAGCTACATCCATATTAATCCCCTCCTTATCGTATTTTTCAGCAGTCTTGCACTGATAAGGAAATTATACAATATAGAAGTAGCTTAAAACGAGCATAATTACGTCCACTAACTCAGCATTTGAAGGAAAGGAATGATTGAATGAATAAACAGGGATTACTTAACTGGATTGAATCCAATAGAAAAATGATAAGAAAACTTGATTTTACGGATGTCAGCGATGATGATCGAGCGGATTATCTTCAGACTCTAATGTATAAGTTTTTTGGAGAAGTTGAAAAAATGGTTGGTGATTTGACTGAACCAGGGAAAGTAAAAGTACCGCCTTACATGAAGGAATTCTTGGATTTCTGTAATAAAGAAGAACAAAGTGGCGTGGATGCCTATCATGGATTGTTCCATATTTGTTCATCTTGGCCTAAAGAACAAATTCTAGAATGGTCCTTTGAGAATCCATACCGATTCATTAACGCTTTTCAGTATGGCTATGATGTTGAATCTAAGTACCGAGTGAAAGTAGGCAATGGCTATTTTATTGAATTTCATGGTAGAGGTTGTTTGATATCGCCTCATGAAAAAGATGGAATTATGAAATTTGATGCAAAGAGTGAAGCTGATCGGATAGCAAGTATCACAGGCGGCACAGTCGAACCAGTGGAGGTGGCGGAATGAAACTTTTTATCGTTGTACTAATTTTCATAGTGAGTTTCATTGTTTACACAGCCATTGTTGGCGGCAAGATCGATGATATAAGGAATGAAAGGGAATGAGGCGGAATGAGTGAGGTAAAAGTAGAAATATTGAATGAAGCATCAGCCAAAGAACTTCAGTCAATTATTTCTGAGTATCTGAACAAGGGCTTCAGTATACAAGACAGCCAAGTCCAGTGGTATCAAGGACGGATCGAGGGTGTTTATGTATTTGTAAAATATACTGCTGAAGAGCGACCGAAGGGAAAGCAAGATTGGATATATTGCTAGTCCACTAACCGACGCTTGAAAGGAGAAAAAAGTATGAATCTATTAATAATGCTAATAAATACAATTGTTTTAATAAATTTAGTAAAGACTGAGCGAACCATCAAGAAAAATAAAAAGCGTTCAACCATTACGTTGAACGCTGAGGAGTAAGATATCACTTCAAGAAATCTGAAAGAGCATCACTAGGATTATCTAAATCTCCAGAGGATACAGGAGAATTAAGATTCGGGTAAATATTTTCGTTGTTCAACTCAATAAGTTTCCTTAAGGCATATAAATCTGGAGAATTATCATCAATTCTTTCTTCAAGGTTTTCGTTACCAGATTTGAAGAACAAAAGTGCGATTTCTTCGGCAATTCCATCGGGCATAACCATGGCGCGAAAAGAAGCAAGAAAGAAAATGCCTTGTGAAGCATTTAGGACATAAGACAGTGTTGGCATGAAATGCTGAGAATTTTCAAAAAAGGTATGTTTAAACTCATATTCGTTGTTTAAATAGGGTTGCCACGTGTAGTCTTTTGAAGCAGTTTCGTTTATCAATTTTTCAATAATCATTTTCTTATTCATGATGTCATATCCTTTCAATGTATGCTATCAAGTTTGAGATACCACGTTTTATAGAGTACCAATCATCTTTTTCTAAAGATTCGTACAAGCTCTTGAACACTTTTTTCTTTTTTCTTTTTAAAAATGGGTATGTTTCTTCAAGTTCGATAAGAAAACTTTTAAGTGCATGTTTGTTAATGAGTTCGACATTGTTTTTATCAATATAAATCGAGTATCCTTGCAAGTCTCCAATTATCTTAGGCTTGCGGAAAGTAAGAGTTTGTTCATCTCTAGCATTCTCGACATTGTTCTTAATCCTAATTGAGAAAAACAAGGTAACGCCAGAAATAATGAAGGATACCAAGCCGGTTACAGCGTTAATTTTGTCAAGAATATCAAATATAGGTTCCCAATCCATCGTTTAATCACTCCTCAAAGTGATTATAGCAGATTATTGAAAGATATTTAAAAAAATCAAGGCAAAGAAATTATTGGTATTACACTAACAAACTACGTGTGTTCGTAATGGTTCATTGAAATCCCTAAGAGGACACTAATTAAAATATTCCGAACAGTAGCTTGTAGTAAATAAAGGTTTGGAGGAAAACAAATGAATACAATGATTGAAGCACACAATGCCGTTCATGGCTTTGAAATTATAGATGGAAAGATTCAACCACCTAAATACGATTTACCTGATTTCATTAATGAGAGAGTCGAGTATTTTGGTAAGTATTCAGAAGAAGGCATGTCATTTTACGGCTGCTTAAGTGCCATTCTAGCTTATGACGAGGAAGAGTGTAAAAAACAATTTCAGTTAGGAGCTAGTGGCGATTGGATGCCGATTTCAGCCGAAGTAAGGGAATGGTTTGATCATATGGGTACTCCTGGCGAAATGTTGATTACAGTCAAATTGTTGTACGGTTTAAGGCCTACCGAATGAATGGAGATGAAGCAATGAGAACCGAAATTGAAATACAAAAAGAAAATGTCACCCTAGGAGGTACAGCTATGAGTAAAAAAGAAGGGTTTGTAGCTGATAATGTGCGTTTCGTCAGTAAGCACATTGGCGGCGAAGATGTCTTGTATTTTGAAGCAAAGAAAGAAGTGGTCTGCATTCAGACAGTTAGAGAACCGGAAAATACTCAACACGACATAGTGATGACGAAAGACGAGTGGGAAGTTCTGAAGCGGCTTATTGATATTCAATTAGTCCACTAACGTCGGCTTGAAAGGAGGTATTTCATGAATGATCAAGATCTACACGACATTTTGGAAGCAATTAGCGAAAAGAGTAAATATTTACAAGCCTTGGAAGATTTGGGCAATAGCTTGGGAATGCTAAAAGATTCATTACTCAAAAATGGTTTTTCAAGAGAAGAAATGCTATTTCTATCAGCTACCTATATGAATACAATGTTTCAGAATAAACAGGGAGGATAAATTAATGGGAAAGACTAAATCGAAGATAAAGAAAAAGAAGCGGCGCTTGAAGCAAAAGGCTGAAAAAAATGGGACCGCTAAGAAAAAGTAAAAAAGCCGGATTCCTCCGACTTGATTAATGTTTCCGACAATTCATTATATCATAGGAGGAATCGAGCGTATGGCGCTTTTTGATGTTAGTAAGTACCAAGTACCAACGGGTGCTGATGTAGATATGAAATTAACAGAGAAAAATTTTGATATCTTTATCACTCAGTATGAATCAGCAAGAGAGAAAGTTGGTCATTCAAGAGTTCCTAAAATGACTCAATCGTTCAGCCAGATTCCTTCATCAACCACTAAAGAGTTCAGCGGGGATGCGGAAAGATTCTTAATTGAACGAGAAGAGTTTCTGCCAGAGTATAGAGAACTCCATAGTATATTTATCACAGGCTATTATGCCATTTCTCATCCCAAGAAGCCGGATATAACTGACCGACGACGAAATATGTTCATGATGAGATATTTAAATGGAATGTCTGTCACGGACATAAGTAACCGACTTTTCTTTAGCAGAGATGTAGTAATTGAAGAGTCCAGAATCGCTTTCATCCAGTTTTGCCATGCAATAGGACTACTTGTCCAAAATAGCGAAACTAAGCCTTTGGTACCCATAGATGATTGAAAGTCGACTATAAGGCGACGGTTGATCGACTAATTGTCGACCCATCGTCGACGAAAAATGAGTTAATATGATATTATCAAATGATTAGGAGTCAGCCCTGATAGCGTTCTAAAAAAGATACTCACAAAATCTAAAACTTGAAAGGGAGGAACAGCTCCTTTTGTCAATTGAATCACGTGGGATAAGACAGCTTAATTGCTGTCTTTTTTTGACATGAGAACCACACAATAATCTTATCGAACGTACCAGAAAAATTTGCCATCCAGAGTTAATATACTTACAACGAAAGATGAGTAAGGAGAATGAAAATGAGTGATAAGTTGTTGAATGGTTTGGATTTGAATGAGTTAAGGCAGCATATCTTGGGTAGAGATCACCTAGACATTGTTGCTGACTTCACCATCCAGCATATTGATGAGTGGAATTTCTTCAAAGAAAGTTTTGATAGTTTTACAGATCGAATGGAAGAAGAAGTAGTTTTATTGAGTAGAGTTGAATACTAACGGGACCTATTATGGTCCTTTTTTTTGTGGAGGAAGTTATGGAAAATGATTTGAAACAAGGAGATATTGTATCAGTTATTGTAGAGTCAGATTTCTGCGGATTGCCGGCGGGAGTCTTTCAAGGAATTGTAGTTGATTTAAAAGAGTACGGGAAATCAATTGCATTCACAGATACTAGTTTAGCATTAAGGGCAAAGGGACTTGGAGTAGCTCAATTCTTGGATGAAGCTACTTGGGGGAACTTCGACATAGTAAGACTGGTTAGAGGTGAAGCTCATGAAATTTAAAAAAATGAAATTGAATGAATTAACGCCAGCTGACTATAACCCGCGAGTGGAGCTTAAGCCAGGCATGGAGGAGTATGACAAACTTAAGAAATCTATTGAAGAATTCGGCTTTGTCGATCCGCCAATTTTTAACATTCAAACTGGTAACTTAGTCGGCGGCCATCAACGTGTCACAGTAGCCAAGAGTTTGGGCTTTCTGGAAGAAATAGAGGTCTCCATTGTAGATTTACCCTTAGAAAAAGAGAAAGCTCTTAACGTGGCTCTTAATAAGATTTCCGGCAAGTGGGATGAAGAGAAACTGGGAGCTTTATTAAAAGAGTTATCAGAACAAAGTGAGGGAATTGATCTTACAGGTTTTGCTGAAAGCGAGATTGACGATATCATCACTGCCTTTGACTACCAGGAGGATACTGAGAAACCAATTGTTGAAGACGATTTCGATGTGAATCATTTCGTGGAGAACCATCAAGAGCCAACAACAAAACTTGGACAATTATGGCAGTTAGGCGAACACTATCTTATGTGTGGCGATTCGACTAGTGAAGACGATGTGCTTCATCTTATGCAGAGAAACAAAGCTAACCTGATTGTAACCGATCCACCGTACAACGTGGCAGTTCAGTCTGGAAATGAGGAGCTACAGTCCTCAGGTCGCGGTGAGATTATGAATGACAATATGTCCTATGATGATTTTGTTGAATTTCTGTCTAAAGTGTTCGAGAATTACTCAAGTATCATGCATGACGACGCTGGCATTTATGTATTCCATGGATCATCATATCAACGAGAGTTTGAGAATGCAATGAACGCTGCTGGCATCGAAGTACGGGCCCAGTGCATTTGGGTAAAGAATAATGCAACATTCGGGTGGAGTCAGTATCGTTGGCAGCATGAACCAGTTTTTTACGCTCACAAGTCTGGTAAGGCACCACAATGGTATGGTAATCGGAAGCAGACTTCTATTTGGAAAGACGATCTTGTCAATGATTTGCCAGATGTAACTATTTGGCAGATTCCGAAAGATGATGCGAATAAATATTATCATCCAACTCAAAAACCGTTATCTCTAATTGCCATTCCGGTTCGCAATAGTTCTAAACGTGGCGATGTAGTAGCTGACTATTTCGGCGGTTCAGGTAGCACTCTGATGCTGTGTGAAGAGCTTGGCCGTATCTGCTACACGATGGAACTTAATCCCATCTTTTGTGATGTAATCATTGCTCGTTGGGAGAAAGCAACTGGCGGCAAAGCTAAGTTGATCCAATAAAAAGAGGCTGGCGCACCAACGCCAGCCCTTTCTACAGAGCACAAGCTCCGAAGACACAGAAACCACACGCGCGTGCTTTTACCTCAGTTCTGTGCCTTTTAGCATTTTAGCAGATGCGGAGTGTGCAAACAATTGGAAAATGAAAATTTTGACTTAGAGTATGAAATCGAAAAAGCTTTGGAGAGAGCGGAATCGGTTGAGGAATATAAAAAAATCATCAGAGTAGCGCTTGGGAAGTGGCTTAACAACCTGCAAGCCGGAGAAATAAAGCTGAATTCGGTCAGCGATCTTAAGACACTGATTGAAGCTGATTTGATGTTGAAGGATATTGAAAAATAAAAAACAAACTTAACTCAAGAATCGATTGCGAGGTGGTGCAAGTGGATGGCTAGAAAAAGAGACCCTAAACGTGATAAAGCATTTGAGATGTTTAAAAATTCCGATGGAACAATTACTAATCGTGAAATTGCAAAAAAATTATCTGTTCCAGAAAAGACTATTTCCGCTTGGAAGTCACGCGACAAATGGAACGCAGTACTACACCCAGAGATTCGTAGTACTGCAAGTGCCAACTGTAGTACTACGAACAAAGGTGGTGCTCCGAAAGGAAGTAAAAATGCTAAAGGTAACAAAGGAGGAAAAGCTCCTCCAGGAAATAAGAACGCCTTGAAAACTGGTGAGTACGAATCAATATTCGCTGATACATTAACTAAAGAAGAGAGGGAAATCTACTCAAGTTTGAGTGATGACCCTCTTTTTGTTTTGTCTGAAGAAATCCGTCTGCTTAAGATTCGTCAGCACAGGATGATGAACCGGATCAAGGCAGCCGAGGATGGACTTGATCAAAAAGAGATTGAACAACTTCATGAATTACGCGGACGAAAGCAATTCGTTGACTCGGAAAAAGGTGGAAGAAAGGTTTCTGTCGAGGTTCCTACAATGGTGATCACTGAGAAGCGAGAGAAGATTTTTCGCAAGATTGAAGACATCCTTGCTATCGAGGAAGCGTTGACCAGGATCAGTGCCCAGCTCACTAGAGCCGTTAAGCAGCTGAACGACCTCAATTTAACAGAGAAGCGAATGGCCTTAATGGATCGACAGATCACTAGAAACGAAGCTCAGACGGATTACACGAAAGCTCAGACAACTCGGGCACTCATTAATAAAGACAGCGATGAGAGTGATGGCGGCACAGTCATTAATATCATCGACGATATTAGGTGATTGCCATGCCAGCTAAGATGATTACACAAAAGAACGTTAATCTGACCGATGTTTTAGCTCCTTCTTTTTACCCGTTTCATAAAGCTGTGCGGGAAGGATTAAACTCCTCGTATTGGTTGAAAGGTGGGCGGGGCTCTACCAAGTCCTCAGCAATCTCAGTTGAGATTATCTTAGGTATGGAGAAAGACCCGAATGCTAATGCTGTAGTCCTCCGGAAAGTTGCTGAAACGCTACGAGAATCAGTTTATGAGCAGATGCTGTGGGCCATCGATATTCTTGGATTGACTGACGAATATCATGCATCAGTCAAACCGTTACGCATTACTAAAATCAAGACTGGACAGCGGATTATCTTCAAAGGTGCCGAGAAACCTAAAAAGGTGAAGGCGTCTAAATTCCGCCGTGGTTATGCCAAGTTTATCTGGTATGAAGAGGTTGATGAATTTAATTCGATGGCCGAGCTTCGAACGATCACGCAATTCCTTGGTCGTGGTGGTTCAGGTATCACGTTGTTCTATTCTTACAACCCACCAGAAAGTAACACTAACTGGGTAAATATCGAAGTCGAGCAGCAAAAGCTTCGTGATGAGGTTTTCGTCCACCACAGTGATTACCTAACGGTACCGCAGGAGTGGCTAGGGGAATTGTTCATCCAAGAAGCGGAACATCTTAAAAAGGTTAACAAGGACAAATACGATCACGAGTATATGGGCTTAATCACTGGTACTGGCGCAGAAGTCTTCAAGAATATTACTGTGCGTGTTATTACCGATGAAGAGATCGCTTCTTTCGACAAGATTCACCGAGGGATGGACCATGGTTATGCCGGCGACCCAATGCATTTTACAAAAAATTACTTCGATTCTACTCGAAGAAAACTTTATATCTTTGCTGAAGTTCATAAAACAGCTTTGTCTAACTTGCGTATTGTCGAAGAGATTAGGAAAGTTGATCCAGAGAACGGAATCATTACTGCTGATAGCGCCGAGCCAAGAACCAATAATGAATTGAGAGATTTGGGATTAAGGATAACTGGCGCTAAGAAAGGTCCTGGCAGTATCGAGCATGGGATGAAGTTCCTTCAAGATTTGGAAGAAATCATAATCGATCCCTACCGTTGCCCTAATACGAAGCGTGAGTTCACTACTTATGAACTTGAGCGAGATAATAACGGCAATCTGAAAGGAAATTACCCAGATCACAACAATCACTCCATTGATGCATCACGCTACTCGCTAGAAGACGTGTTCACCAATAGAGTCGCTAAAGTTAAAAAGAAACCAAAATATTTAAGAAGATAGAGGTGAGAAAGTGGCTATTGCAATTGACCGTGAGCTTGCTGGTGATATTAATAATCCCAGCTTTGACGTCATCAACTATTGTATTGAAGAGCATGAGAAAGAGATTCCGCGGCTTCAGATGTTGTTTGATTACTATGAAGGGAACCCGCACAAAATCAATGAAACACCAAGAGACCTACCGCATGACCGCGACGAAGTGTTTGTAAACAACGCTAAGTACGTGACGGACATGATGGTAGGTTTTACTGTTGGTGCTCCTGTTTCTTATACGGCTGCTAAGGACAAAGACATTGCGCCGGTGCTGGAAGCTTTGGATGCGATGCGTATTAAGAAGCATGATAAGGAATTGGAAAAAGGTTTGTCATCGATGGGCGTTGGGTACGAATTACATTACCTATCCATCATCCCTGGAACAAAAAATGAGACCATCCCAAAAGCAGCGTGGATCGATCCCAGGGGAATGATTCTGGTTGTCGATGATACTATTGATAGAAATAAATTATTTGCAGTTCGACCAATTGAAAAGCAAGATTTAACACGAACAAAATTTTGGGAAGTCCAAGTTTATACCTCTAAAGGGGTATTTACTTACAAGTCAAAATCGAAAAAACTGGACGACTCTAACATGTTGGCCAAGCCGAAATTCAAGGAACATTTTTATCAAGAAGTTCCTGTCGTCGAGTTTCGCAATAACGAAGAGAAACAAGGCGACTACGAGCAGCAGCTGTCGCAGATTGATAAGTACAATGTATTGCAGACGGACCGGATTAAGGATAAAGAGAACTTCATCAAAGCTATTTTTGTTCTTTACGGTTTCTCATTACCAGAAGACGGAGAGAAAAGTGTAAACGGGAATATCGTTGTTGAGGCACCTTCACAAGATCTGGGAGCTAAAGCAGAATACGTGAGCAATACTTTTCAGGAAGCCGAGGTTCAAACTTTAGCCGATTCGTTACTGAACGACTTTCACAAAACAACTTATGTACCGAATCTTAACGATGAGCAGTTTGCCGGGAATATCAGCGGTGAAGCAATGAAGTATAAACTATTCGGATTGCTACTGATTCTCTCGATTAAGATTGGCTACTTGGAGGACGGAATTATTGAGCGGCTGCGGCTCCTGCAAAACATCTTGAATGTGAAGGGCCACAACGTTGATGTTGAAGGCACGACGATTAAGTTTAAACCCAACCTGCCTATTGATCGTAGCAATATCATTCAGCAAATCCGTGACTCTCAAGAGTTTATACCGCTGCTAATTTCACTCGGTTGGTTGGATGACATTGATGATCCGGAGAGCGTTCTTGATATGCTAGAAGAGCAGAAAGAAAAGAATCTGACTATGCAGGCAAAAGCGCTAGGCATCCAATCAGATGACAGTCATTCGGATTTAGATGAACCTCCGGAAGGAGACGAAGATGACGATGGATAAAAAGATGATTACAGTAATCTTAATTTGGTTGGCTTATAAACTATTTGGATTTGAATCAGCGATAATCTATTTCCTGTTAAGCACTTTTTTATTAACAGACTTTGATTGAGGAGGATGGCAATGATTCAAGCGACATTCAACAAAGAAAACGGCCGATTCGTTGATTATGAGATTACCGGCCATGCCTACTTTGCGGATTTAGGTAACGACATCGTGTGTGCAGCAACATCATCTCTTTTTGTAACTATCACTAATCAGTTGCTGCTAAAAGCTGATGTGAATGTTGAGGCTGAAAAAGCTTATAAAGTTGTTCTGAATAGTCAGGGTATTATCGAAGACATTCTAGTTAACACTTTACTTACAGGACTGAGAGATATCGAATCAGCACATCCGGAAAATATTAAGGTGAAGGTGATCGGATGAAGGTGCAAATTGAAGGAACGCCAGAAGAAATAGCAGAATTGCTCCAAGCTATTAGAAGTAGCGAGGAGCGATCAAAGTGTATAGAAGTAAGTCTTTCAAATAATAGTATTTCTGAATTGATAAAGGTAGTACATGATCCTAAAAGAGTTAATTATCAATCGATACAACCTTTAAATCTATGAGTGTTTGTATGAGAGTTTTCCTCAATCAAAAAAAGGAGGTAACTGAATGAAGAGAATAAAGTTGACCAGACTTGTTGACATGATTCTGAGCGATAGTGATATTTATCTGACCATAATAATTATTTTATTGCTTCTTTTATTACCTATACTTCTTTCATTACTTTTGAAAAATACACTGATCATTCTTGTGACGACTCTGATTCTTGCTCTGACGAATGTGATTGAAGGACTTTAATTTCTTCTTTATCTAGTTTAATTACGACCGATTTCCATTTGGAAAATCTATTAGTTTTACTAAAAAAATTAGGTATAGGGAAAAACTTTGCAAATTTAATGTTTATACGAATTTTATCAGAAATCGGATAAACGATGGTTTCTTTATTTACACATGAATTTGAGGGTATTACCCCATAGTTTGAATACATTGTATTGAGGTGAGCGACTTCGTCTTTATAGGTAATTCCTAGGAGTTCTTCTTTTGCTATATCTGGACGTAATGAGTAGGTGAGAAAGCAAGGCAACAACTCATTCGAATATCCATCTCTAAATACTAGGTCAAAGAATCCCATTGAGTATTTAGAAGTATTAAGGAAACGAAGTGCTATGCCAACACCAAGGCTTTGGTTTGGGAAAGCAGGAACGGCATCGAAACTTTCTACTCTTTTTATTATATCTTTTTTTGAAATGTTAACTGTGATTCTTTTCCAATCCCGTATCCAATTACTTACTGATATAAGTAGCGCTAGTATAGATAACGTTAAGGTTAGTATCTCTTTTGGTTCCATATCCTTAAACATGTGTTGACTCCTTTTTTTGAGTCTATTCTATCAGATAATAACCTAAAAAGTTAGGAGGAGTTTGAATTTGAAAGAGAAACAGCCCGAGGAGAACTCCTACTGGATCAACCGAGGTATCAAACAAGAAAAAAAGATCAATGATGCTGCTCAGCAAGTCGAGCAGAAAGTTATTCAAGCTTACCGCCAGGCACAGGCTTACTTAACTCGGAAAGCTAGGAAACTATTTGATCGAACGAAACAACGCACAGGAATGGACGCTGAGGAAACTAAGCGAGTCCTAAATGAGTTTGTCCCCGTCGATGAACTAGTAGAACTGCGAAAGTTGGCAGCCGATATTACAGATCCTGATTTACAAGAATCAGCCAAGAAGCGACTCACTGCCTTAGCATTTAAAGATAGAATAACCCGTGCCGAAGACTTAAAAGCCAAGTCTTTTTTAGTTTCTAAACAAATAGCTAACGTGCAGCTGGATAAATCGACCGAGTTTTATATTGATGTCATTCATGACTCATACAGAGAAGCGACTGTAGAAGCGGTTGTGCAGCAGATTGAGCAAGCAAAATCTGATTCAATCATCAACGTTTGGGATGGTCAGAAGTACGACTCTAAAATTGAGAACTTTAAGCAGGCAAAAGAACGTGGTGTTCCGATAGAAGTATGGAACGATAAAAATTACCGCGACACTAATTACGAGTTCAAAGAGCTTTCGACTAAGTACACTAAGAATATCTTAGATTCTCATTGGCACGGGTCAAACTATTCTAAGCGGATCTGGAAAGATACTGAGACTTTAGCAAAACGTCTTGAAGAACTATTTACTGTCGAGTCTATGACGGGCATGTCCGAATTTGAGATGGCCAAGACAATCGCTAAGGAATTTGACCGCTCCATCGGCGTTGCACAGCGTTTAATTCGCACCGAGGCCAATTACATGGCTAACCAAGCAAAGCTCAAAGCGTGGCGTGACAGGGGCGTAGAGAAGTACATTCTTGTTGCTGTCTTGGATTTGCGAACTTCAAAGATATGCCAGACTAAAGATGGCAAGATATATCTTGTTGCCGATGCAGTCGTAAATGGCGCTGAGGGCACGTATCCGCCGTTTCATCCATGGTGCCGCACAATTGCCGTTGCATTCCTTGGCAAGCGCTCCTTGCGTGGGAAACGCACAGCAAACGACCCGATTAGCGGAAAAACAATGACTATCCAGCAGCGTGAAACCTACAATGACTGGATGAACAAACTTAAGGAGAAATACTCCGATGACGAGATAGAGAAACAAAAAAAGAGAATACTCAATCTAAAAAAAGATACTCAGCTATTAAAAAGATATCGAAAAGATTACGGAGCTGACGCAACGCCTAACTCTGTGGAAGCTTTTCAAGATTTGAAGTATAATAGACCTAACGAATGGGCTATAGTCCGTAAGAATTTAAGGAAGCAGTCTGGGGCATTAACTGATGCGAACGATCCTTTTGAAATAAAAAGGAATTTACACGCGGAACAGTATTATTCTCAGGTAAAGAAAAGGGATAAGGAAATAGAAATAGCTACCATTGCTAAGAATACTAATTTTAGTAAAAAGGCTATTAGAAATGTTTATGAGCATATGTTTGAAAATGAGTATGAATTGTATGCTGGCCGAAAATCATTCGATCCTGATTTTGATATGAGCCTCAGTTGGCAAAGGCTTAGAGAAGGCAAAAGCATCAAACCGCATGATTTGCTTATGCTTGAGCATGAAATGTATGAAAGTATGTTAATGCAGAATGAAAAATTGGATTATACAGAAGCTCATAAGAGAACTACTGAAATTTATGATTATAAAGCGGCTATTGATAAATATACTATGGAGTTGATGAAAGATGAACGGAATATTTAAACTGAAGGCGAATGAAGGCTCTGTTTATGAGTATTATTTTGCTACTCTTGATTATTCTAATCAGGCTCCAGATAACAATTGGGGAATATTGAAAATTGATTTCTCCAACGAAAAAAAACCAAAAACAATACTAAAAGATTTCCAATCAAAAGAGTGTACTGATGAATTTGGAATAATACACTTTGGTTTCGGTAAATTAGTATCGAAAATTATTGAAGAAGGACCAGTAGCGGATTTCGGTTTTGCAGTCGGTTAACATGATTTATGAGAAAGAAGGAGACCAGCTGCTCAAGAATGGCTAAAGGAGTACAGAGGAGGGGAAAAGAATGGATCTTAAAAAATATGCATTGATGGTATTAAAAGGAAATGATGTAAAAGATGTAGATTATTTTGGGTTTCAATATCTAAGGACCACTCCGAATCGTGTAGCTCTGGTTGTATGGGACGATTTAAAAAAAGAAAAGGCTAGTATACCGATCGTTTCAAAAGAAAAAAGAACACAGGAAAAGCCTTGGGAGAATATTCACCCCAATTATACTTGGGTTCCAATATTAGATATAAAGTAAACGTCTGACTATAAATTGGTTAGGCGTTTTTTGTTGTGGAGGAGGAGATTTCATGTGTATGTATTCAAGGTGACGTTGAAGCAAGTGTGGGGAAGGTGGCATGATTTTACTTTTGTCACTGCGGCAACTACAGAAGAAGCAATCATCAAGGCGTTGAAAGAAATAAGTGTGCCGGATCAACTCAATGACAAAGTGACCATTACTGTCGCTGTTGAAGGACAGGCTTTCAAGAATAAAAAGAAAAGATCGAAATAGCCCATCCGCTACTTGGGGCTCTACAAATTAAGTGAGCAACAAATCGTATGTGGGTTTAAAATGAATAGCAGATTTTGCGGCACTGTGTCTGGGTTAAAGCGTGGATGGGGTGCTTTTTGTTATGCCAATTTTATACGTGCATGGGAGAAGGAGATAATAAACCATGAAAGAATTTATTGCAAAGAAATGTGAACAAAAATTGTTAGAACTTAACCTGCAGATGTTTGCTGGAGAAGGTGGTGGTGATGGTGGATCAGGTGAACCAGGTGGTGCCGGAAATCTTGGAGGTACTCCACCAGTGTGTGCTGAACCTATCTCTTTTGCCAGTCAGTCGGAATTAGACTCCTTTGTGGATAAACGCCTAGCAAAGTCGTTAGAGACAGCACAGGCCAAATGGAAAGCCGAGCAAGAGGAAGCACTCGAAGCCGCTAAAAGCGAAGCTGCTCGCTTGGCTCAAATGACAGCTGAAGAACGCGCGCAGATGGAAGAAAAGAAACGGCAAGAAGCAGAAGCAGAACGCTTAGCTGATATCACCCGTCGCGAACTCCGACTAGAAGCTTTTGAGGAATTGACTGAGCGTAACCTTCCCAAAGAGTTAATCGACGCGGTTGTTCTTACTGATGCTGATGCATGCAAGAAGTCAGTTGACAGTATTGAAAAAGCATTTCGAGCTGCTGTCGAGGAAGGCGTAAAAGATCGTTTAGCCAATTCAGCACAACCACCAGTGTTTGGTGGTGGGTCTGGTGGCGCTCCAGAAGCAGGTTCTATTGGTTCTCGTTTAGGGAAACAAAGCCAACAAAAGCAAGAAAGTAAATTCTTTAAAAATTAGGAGGAACAGACTATGGCCAAAATGGGCACAGTAGTAACAAAAGGTAAAAATACCAAACAGATTTTAGCTAATGCAACTTTATATCAAGCGTTCGGTGCACAAATCAAAGCAGACGGTGTGACAGCTGATTCTAATGGGCGGAAGATCATTCCTGCAGGTACGCCTGTCGGAGGAACTGCAAGCTTCTTAGAAGATGAAATGGCAGAACTAGTGGTGACCAATGCAGATGGCGATGCGGCGAACACTCAAGGGGTTTTACTTTATGAAATTGATGTGACTGCAGGAACTCAGAACGGAACAGTTTTAGTTTTTGGTTTCGTTAACGAGAACCGATTGGATTCTGCCTTAACAGTCAATGCTGCAGCTAAAACTGCTTTAGAAAACAAAGTCACTTTTGTTAAACGAAACGCGTAGGAGGATAATCAAATGAAAATGAAATTACCAATGAATCTTCAGCTTTTTGCTGAGCAATCAATTTATTCTATGGTTACAGCACCAGAAGTAGCTGCGTACTGGACAGAAAAGCAACAAACGTTGCCTCCATTTCTTGGAGAAGAACTTTTCCCAGCCGATAAGCAATTAGGAACCGAAATCAAATGGTTAAAAGGTGAAACGGGTGCTCCTAAGATGTTGAAACCTTCAGCATTCGGTGCTCGTGCAATTGCACGCGGACGTAAAGAGTTCGACCAAGTTCTGACCACCCTTGGTTTCTTCAAAGAGTCGAAATATATCGACGAAAACTTACGTCAACAATTAAACATGGTCATGGCTTCAGGTAACCAGTTGATGATTGACACAATCTTGAAAAAGATTTTTGACGATATTACTGACTTAGTTTATGGAGCTGCTGTAACTCGTGAAGTAGCCCGTATGCAATTGCTAATGACTGGTAAAGCTGAACTGTCTGGTAACGGTCAAAAGTATGAGTTGGATTATGAGTTCAATCCAGACCACATGGGCAACGCCAAGGTTTCTTGGTCCGATGCTGATACCTCAGATCCTTTCTATGACATTCAAAAAGGTATCGAGAAAATTCAATTGGACACTGGCGAAACACCAACACGGGCTGTTACTAACCTTACAACCTTGAATAAAATTGTAGCCAACCGCAAGTTGAACAAGACTATCTCTATTTTCGGCGGTGGCGACATTATTCTAGGTCGTCAAAAGGTAGTTGAATACTTCCGCAATGAGTTGGGGATCGACATTGTTCTTTATGATAAGATGTACGAAAACGAAGCGGGTGTAGCAACCAAATTTATTTCTGATGATAAGTTTGCTTTGTTACCAGGTACTGCTTTAGGGACTACTGCTTTCGCTACGACTCCGGAAGAATCCGACTTGATGACCAGTGGGAAATCAAATGTATCTATCGTTGACACTGGCGTGGCGATCACTACAATGACTGAAGAAGACCCTGTCACAGTCGAAACGAAAGTCTCTATGCTTTCGTTGCCGACATTCGAGAATATGGAAAAAGTATTTATTCTTGATGCAGTAGCTCAACCGTAGGAGGACGTTCGAATGTACAAAGTATTATCTGAATTTATCGAGGGTAATCATCATTACAAGAAAAATGATGATTACCCTTTTTCCGATGAAGTTGAAGTCGATCAAGAACGGGCTGAGTATTTAGCTGATGCTAAAGCTAATGGCAGAGTAGCATTTATTGAGAAGGTAGCCGCCGCAGCTGCTGAGCAATCAGAAGAGCCGGTGATTGCTGAACCGGATGAAGAACCCACAGGTGACTTGAGGGATATTGATTCGTTCAAAGTTGAGGAGTTAAGGGAATTTCTCGACAAAGAGGAGGTCTCCTATGATCCGAAAGCCAAAAAACCTGAGTTGCTGGCTTTAGCAAAAGAAAAGATCGGTCTACCTGAATAGGAGTGATCAAATGAATGAAGCTAACCAAAAATGCTTGGATCAGCTCAAAGAGGAACTCGCTAGAAAGTTTTCTATCACAGATGAAATTAAACTAACTGTCTTGGCTGATGATTTGAAAGATGCTCTGATGGACGCTCTCGATTACTGCAATCGAGAGGTCGTCACTGGGCATATGTCTTCAGCAATTAAGGACCTTTACCATTTTCGAATGAACACAGAAGGCAATGAAGGCGAAATCTCTCGTACTGAAGGCGGCGTTTCTCAGTCCTTTGAGGTTGGAGTTCCTAAAAAGATCCAGGCAAAGCTTAACCGTTACCGCGTAGCAAAAATAAAGAAATTAAGTTAAGGAAGTGATCAAATGGCTTATAAAGTAATCCGTACATTTGCCGATGCAGAAGATGACGGGCGTGTCTATAAAAAAGGGCAAGAGTATCCACACAAAGATTTGAAACCGAAGCCTACTGCAGATCGTATCAAGCAGTTAGCAAGTGCTGATAACAACTCTGGCGCTGCATGCATTGAGAAGATTCAAACTAAATCAGAAGCCCTAGAAGAACTGGCCGCCGATTCTAAAAAATAGAAAGGCGGTCTTTTTATGCGATTAAGGGAGCAAGATTTACAAACCTGCTATCTCAGAAAGCGAATCAATACAACTGATGAGGAAGGTAACTCTATCACTACTTACTCTGAAGAATCTATTGAGCTTAGGATGAACATCCAGTCAGCTGGGGGGAAAGTCGCTGCAGAAATATACGGCGAGCGGCTGCCATACATGAAAGCTTGTAAGTACCAGGGTGATCAGCTCATCGAAGGTGAAAACGAAGGCGACGGGATTTGCGTTAACGTTTCTAAAGATGCAGATCCTGACTACAAGATACTTGCTATCCAGTCTTTTTCTCAGCACCTTAATATTACTTTAGAAAGGCTGGGGTAACTATGGGAGTTGAGATAAAAGGCTGGGATAGTCTTAAGAGAAAGATCAAGGTAACACCGCAAATTATGTCCAATGCCGTTTGGGATGCCACATTCGATATTGTCGAAGAGGTTGATGCAAGAGGAGTCAGCAAAATCCAGTCGTCAACCAAACATAGCTCTGGTGAATTAGCAGGGTCTACAAAACATGAAGTCGTTGTGGATGGTTCTGGTAATATTGTTGGCCGAGTATGGTCTGATAAAGCCCAAGCAATTTTTAGAGAGTTCGGAACCGGGCCTGTCGGCGAAGCATCGAAAAAAGATTTGCCGCCAGGAGTCAATCCAGTTTACTCGCAAGAAAAATGGTTTATCCCGGTTAATCTGGTTGCTGTCGATCTTCAAGCTGTTTATGGAATTCCTAAGATCAAGATTCAAGAGCAAGAGTTCTATATGACGAGCGGTCAACCTGCGCGTCCGTGGCTTTATCCTTCAGTGAAAGAGATCATAGAAGATATACCGGGAATTTATCGGGACCATGTACGAAAGGGGCTGAGGGAGCTTGGCAACTAGGTACAACATTAAACCGGAGATAGTAACTGTGTTGAAGGAAATAGAGGGCTTAAAAAAAATACGCTCAACCATTCCTGCTGAATGGAAAGAGTTTCCTTGTGCAATTTACTCAACGAAAGCTAAAGCGGCTAATCAAGATTTGTCGATGGAAGAAACCTTTACTAAATGGACTGTTAGCATTGATGTTTATGATAATCGTAACCCTGTTACTAACTTAGCTGAGGAAGTAATAAAGCGAATGAACAAATTAGGATTTAAAAACGAAGAGGCTGGTGATAACAATGTCACTGGTCTTTTTCGCGTGCAATTGAAATTTACCGGCACTGTCAATAATAAGACACTGTTGGTCACACATTAGAAATGAGGGATTATACAAATGAAGGATATTAAATTATTCTCTATGGATTTGCAGCTGTTTGCTGGTGAGCGTGGGTTGTTGTCGAAAGGAACCAAGTTAGGTTATAAATCTGGCGGTGGTGCTACTTATACCGATGTTAAGGGACTTCAAACTACACCCGAGCTCGGCGGAGATCCTGAGCAAGTCGAAGTCACTGACTTATCTGATAGTAAGAAGCGTTACATTTCGGGGTTACAAGATGTTGATACGTTAGAATTTACCGTACTGTATGATTCTGCCGTTTTCGGTGCGTTAGAGGCGTTGCAATCAAATGATACGACCGCCGATTGGGAGTTGGCTTTTCCTGACGGCTCCAAGTTTACCTTCAAAGGTCAACTAACAATTAAAATGGGCGGTGCGGAAGTCAATGGAGCTCTGGCCTTCACACTTTCGATCGTCGTTTCTGATGGCCCGGATTTTGTACCATCTGCTTAAAGATCAATCTGAAAGGCTGAGGAGACTCGGTCTTTCTTTTTTTTAATTATGCATTAGAAATAGGAGGAATTATAAATGGCAAAAAGCAATGTTACACAATTACCTACTACAACAGAATTTCAATTTGGAGATTTAACTTTACAGTTGCGGATGGATGGGAAATCTATCCTAACTATTGAAAAACGATTAGATGAAAGCATTATGGGTTTATTCATTAAGAAACAAGGGGAATTCAAACTACCACCGACTAACTCCTTATTGATTATTCTGCAAGGTGCAAATAAAAAGAGCGGTGTCACTGACAAGATGTTGATTTCTGCTTTCGAAAAATATTTAGAGTCGGGCAAGACAACTATGGACTTATTCGAGCAGATTCAAGAGTTTCTGGCTGAAACTGGTTTTTTCGGCAGTACGGAGAAAGAAGTAGAGAAGGAAGACAGCGAGATTTATCTGGATCAGGAGACAACGGCGGAAGAGGACAATCTTCTGTAAAAAAATACGAAACAATGAGCGAGCTGCTGCGTGATATGTATCCTCTTGCAGTAGAAAGCGGCATACCTGCAACAGAGTATTGGGCAATGACCTTTGAGGAGATCATGGTGCAGGTACAAGCGAATAAGAAGGTCCGTGAGCGAGATATGCGAGACAAAGCAATAATGGACTACAAGCTCGCTCAACTAAATGCATACTCTTTCAACGATCCTAAAAAGATGCCGAAGCTTGATGAATTTTATGGATTAGAAAATGATCAAGTTAATGAATCATTGGATGGTAGTGAGAAACCACAATCGGAGTTATCAGCAGAGGAACGCAAGTGGCTTAAACAGAAAGCTGACATGATGCAAGTTGCTGCTGCTATTAAAAGAACTAATGCTAGGAAGCGGGAGGGAGGATAGGCGATGGAATTAGAAACTCTTGAAATAATTTTCGATGCGAATATTGAACGGATCGAGGAGAAGATGGCTCCATTTCTTTCTAAGATGGAAAACACGATGAACAAATTGTCCTCAATAACTGGTAAGGGAACTGGCGCGGTTGAAAAAGATCTATCCTCCACTGCTGGCATGGAAAAGTTCAATAAGAACGTCGAGAAAATGACTGCGATCATGGAGAAGAATCTTTCACGCATGGAGCGGTCTGCGGAAGATTCAGGTAAGAAAACTGGAGTTGCCCTTGTGAAAGGTATGAATAAGGGGACTGTGAAAATGTCGCAAGACGTTCAGACAGCAGTTGATAAAGTTAATCTGAAAATGCAGCAAGCTCGTGCAGCTCAGAAAAAGATTTCTAACCTATCTGGTGACCGAAGAGGAGCTGCAATAAGCGGTGATGGGAAAGCAGTTAGTAAATATGATGAGAAAATAGCTAATGCGCAAATTCAGATGAATCGAGCACAAAGTGATGCGCAGGCTATTGTGCGAAAACTGAAAGCTGAATATGATGCTATTCCTCAATCGATTAAACGCGGAGAGACTCAAATGCAACAGAATGAGGCTCAAATTGAACGTATGCGACAGAAGGTCAAATCATTAAACGACTTAATGAAGCAGCAACAGATTGAAAAAGGAAGCTTCGGCAAAAGTGGTTGGCAGACTAAGGGCTATGAAGATACTAAGTCTTCAGCCAAGACGTCAGGAGAGATCGCCAAGCTGGAAGTCAAGATGCAAAAGCTCATTGATGAAAACGATCGACTCATGCAACAACTAGGAACAATGGATGATAGAGCAGGGATGCTGAAAGGCGCCTTATCCGGATTGAACACAGAGCTTGGCGAAACAGGAACTAAGTCGGCTATGGCCACAAATGGGATGCGGAATCTTGCAGGCTTGAGCAAGAACACTCAGGGGATATTCTCCCGGCTAAAAGGAGTCTTCACTAGCGCGGGAAACTCATTCAAGAATGGTGTAGGTCGAATGGGGTCGATATTCAGTAGGCAATCGAATCAAGTTTCTAGCGGGGCGAATCGTATGTCGAGTTCAATAGGCGGATTTGGTCGTACGATGAAAATGCTTTGGTCCCAGTTATTCATCTTTTCATTCTTGTATCAGGGAATCATGAAACTTGCTGGCGGTCTTTGGTCAGCAATGAAGACAAATGACCAGTTTGCTAGTTCTTTAAATCAGATCAAGGTTAACTTACTTACAGCCTTCTATCCGATTTACACTGCTGTAATGCCAGCTATCAACACACTAATGGCCGGTATTGCAAAGGTTACTGGCTACATTGCAAGCTTTATCGCTACTATGTTTGGCACTACGTATGCTGCGGCCAAACAAGGCGCTGAAGGTCTTCAAGCCAATATGGATGCATTAAAAGATACTGGCAAGGCTTCTGATAAAACGAAGGAGAAAGTCAAAAAGCTTCAACAAGTCTTAATGGGATTTGATGAAATTAACACTCTTAAGTTCGATACGGATGATGACAGTGATGATTCATTAGAAGAGCCATCAACTCCTGGAGGTCTCGATTGGTCAGGTGCTGAGCCGCAAACGCCTGCTTGGCTAGAAAACTTTGCTAACAAGTTCAAAGAAATCATGTCAAAACTATTCGACCCGATTAAGGCGGCTTGGGATGCTCAAGGCCAGAAAGTCATTGATGCATGGAAGTATGCTTTACGTGAGGTTATCGGATTAATTCAAGCTATTGGCCGTTCCTTCATGGAAGTTTGGACTAATGGTACAGGACAGAGGTTTGTTGAGAACCTGCTGATACTACTTGCTGATGTTCTCAGTATCATAGGTGATATTGCTGGAGCCTTTAGGAGAGCCTGGGAAGACGGCGGTCGCGGAACAGCTCTCATTCAATCCATATTCGATATGTTCAATGCTGTCTTGGAATTGTTGCACGAGATCGCGGTAGCTTTCCGGAATGCTTGGAATGATGATGGGCTAGGTCAGCGGATTGCTGCTCACCTGCTAGAAATCTTTACGAACATCAATAACACTGTTGCTAATTTGGCTAATAGATTTACGGAAGCTTGGACACAAGGGGCTGTTGGAGAGTCTATCTTCAAAACGATTCTGCGAATCATTGAAGGTGTTCTTGGCAATATTAACAATATCACTAGAGCCACGGCAGAGTGGGCTAAAACACTCGATTTTACTCCGCTATTGCAATCGATCGATAATTTACTAAAATCTATTGAACCCCTCACTAAAAATATCGGCGCAGGACTTGAATGGTTTTACAAGAATGTACTATTACCGCTAGCTTCTTACACGATACAGGAACTGATTCCTGCATTCTTAAAATTATTAGCCGGCGCTATTGATTTACTAAATGGTGTGATTGAGGGTTTGAAACCAGCTTTCAAATGGTTATGGGATAATTTTCTACAACCAATCGCGAAATGGACCGGCGGGGTTATCGTATCAGTCCTAGAAAAAATAGGAAAAGTTCTTTCTGCCTTGGGTAAATGGATATCAGAGCACAGCGAAGGGTTTTCCAATTTTGTATTACTTATAGGAACCTTTGCTGGAGTGCTTAAAGGTATTAGTATTTTGTCTGGTGTAGTTAGCGTTCTCGGCTCTGTTTTTAAACTCTTGTCTGGAATAACAAGTATCGGGAAATTACTTGGGACAGTTGCTACAGCTATTGGTTCTTTGGTTAGTTTTCTTGGGGGACCATTGACAGTTGCGATCGCTGCAGTTATAGCAATTGGTGTTCTACTTTATAAGAATTGGGACACTATTAAAGAAAAGGCAAGCGAGTTAGTGTCATGGATAGGAGAAAAATGGGAACAACTTAAAACTTTTACATCGGAGACTTGGGAGAATATCAAGACAGCGGTATCCGAGAAGTGGAATGAAATGAAAGAAGCTGTTGTCGAAACAGTTACAAACTTGTGGAACGGAATCACTGAAACGTTCTCTAACATTGCAAACTCAGTAAGCGAAAAGGCCGGACAAGCAAAAGACTGGGTTGGTGAGAAATGGGACGGTATGAAAACAACCGTCTCTGAAACTGCTTCTTCTATTGCTCAGACTACAAGTGAAAAGTTCAGTGAGATTGCCAATACTGTTAGTGAAAAAGCAGGTAATGTCAAAGATTGGGCTTCTGAAAAATTTACATCGATGAAGGACACTTTTGTAGAAGTAAACAAGAAAATGTATGAAGTCACTAAAGAGAAGTTCGAACAAATCGCAAGCACTGCTAGGGATAAGGCAGGTAATGCGAAAGACTGGGCGTCTGGAAAATGGACTGAGTTGAAAAACAATACGTCTACAAAGTTTGAAGAGATTAAATCTGCTGCTTCCACCAAGATGTCTAGTACAGCTGAAGCTGTAAGAAACGGGGCCAACAATGCTCGATCTAGGGCTGTCGAAGCATTCACTTCTCTGAAAGATGGTGTTTCGAATAGATTACAATCTGTTAAGGATGTTGCATCAGATGTATTCGGCAAAATTGGAAATTGGGCTTCAGAATTACCAGGGAAAATCGCTTCAGGACTCCGAAATGGGATTGATGCAATAGGCAATACGATTAAAAGTATTGCCAATACAATTGCACGTCCAATCGCCCACGCAGTAAATAATGTAATAGGGGCAATTAATTGGGTTTTGGGAGCTGTAAATTCAGGTTGGAGTATAAATAAATGGGAAGTGCCTAATTATGCAAAAGGCACGAATTACCATCCGGGAGGTTTGGCTTTAGTAAATGATGGTTCCGGATCTCGTTGGCAAGAGATGTTTAGGCTACCAACTGGCGAGCTAGGTATGTTCCCTAGGAGGAAAAATATGCTTGTTGATCTGCCGCGGGGGACTCAAGTTTTACCTGGAAACGCGGTTCCAGAATATGCTGGCGGGATATTTAGCACATTTAAAAAGTTCTTCAGTGGAGGATTTGATAAAGAAGACTTAGGAGGAATATGGGGAGTTATCTCTAAGCCATCTACATTAGTCAATGAAGCAATGTCGAAATTTGTTAATTTATCAGTAATGGATAATCCAATGTATTCAATCGCTAATGGATTTTTAAAATCAGCTAAAAGTGCTGTGACTAATATGGTCGTTGAGATGATCAATCGATTCACAGGTTTCGAAAACGGAGGCTTGATCACGAAACATGGATTTTTTGAGGGTGCCGAAGGTGATAAACCTGAAATGATCCTACCTCTGACTAACCCTGCACGAGCGTTAGAGTTAATCAATGATTCGTTTGATTTTATGGGTATGGATGGTATTCCAGAGCTAACTATGCCTGAAGTGTTCCGATCAGCCGAACCAACAACTTCTTCAAGCATTGGCGGAAGCAGTAGAAGCGGATCGCTGACAAGCTTTAGAGGAAATGACCTACCAGAGTTAGGTAATCAAATGGCTGCCACAATCGGTAACAAAGTCACTGAAGCAATTATGCAGTTAGTCGGCGTGTTAGGTGTTACTAATACCGGTAACAATACTGAAGACACTTCACTGGAAGTTATTCTTCAAGTCGATAGCACACGACTTGGTGAAGTGGCTGTAAAAGGGATCAACAAGTATCATAAGAAAACTGGAAGAATCGAGTTAATTTATTAGAGGAGTGAGTGAATGAGTTATTTACAATTAAACGGAGTGACTGTCACCGCTCCGAAGTCCTTTCAGTGGGATTTGATGGACGTCGATGGAGAATCAACTCGTACAGCAAGCGGAGAAATGGCGCGAGATAAAATCACAGAGAAAAGAAAGCTGGAACTTGAGTGGGGACCACTAAGCAATGGGCAGATATCTTCAATCCTTGATCCAATCTCTCAAACATTTTTCCAGTGTACTTACCCGGATGCACGATCGGGGATCATGGAAACGAGAACTTTCTATGCTGGGGATAGGACAGCTCCTGCATTTTCTTGGCATCGTGATTTTGCAAAGCAAGAATGGAATGGCCTAAAGGTCAATTTCATTGAAAAGTAGGTGAACGCATGCTAAAAACAACGAAAGAATTCACAGCAGCAATGCGATCTGACACCCGAAGGATACATGCAAAAGTTGAAATTGATGGAGTTAAGTACCCTGAAGATAGAATTAAAACAATGAGCGGCGACTTGGGCATTTTGTCCGGGTCGTCTTTTTTGATTGGTTCCACTTATAGTAACTCAGTGAAAATTGTATTTGACAGCATCATTGAATCAATCGATCACGATCAAGAGGTGAGAGTATATCTCGGTATTGAGGTTGATCACTGGGAAGAACCTGAAACTCCTATTCAATACGTTTCTATGGGCAAATATTATGTTGAAGACTTTTACAGGAATCGAAATAGTTTAGAAACGACTGTCGAGTTGTCCGATGGATTTCTGTATATGGAGAAACCATATATTTCTAAGCTCGGATATCCTGCCGAGATTCGAAAAGTTGCTTTAGAGATATGTAATCAAGCAGGCATTGAAGTAGATGAAGCTAATTTTTCCCGATTATCTAATCAAAGAATCGGTAAAATTGAAGGGGCTACTTGCCGGGAAGCTATTGGGTATATCGCGCAGTTCCATTCTGGCTTTGCTCATTTTAATCGTGATGGGAAATTCGAAATCAGAAATCTATTAACTACTAATTATGAAATTTCAGATTCTGACTATTTGCTTAAAGGATTAGAAGTGAAAGAGAAACCTTATAGCACAGATGGTATTCAGGTTAAGTTAAGACAGAAGGATAACACTGAGGAAAAGATTCTGATTGCTGGCGCTACGGTCGGTAATATTGTGGAACTTGATAATCCAGTAATGACTCAATCTTTATTAGACGAGATTTGGAGACAAATAAGCTCTATCAGTTTCATTCCTTTTGAAATGGAATGGAGAGGCAACCCTCAACTAGAAGCTGGCGATTGGATTACCATAGTTGATACTGAAGGCCGACGTTTTCATGTACCTCAGTTGCTACAGTCCTTTGATTTCAATGGTGGGCTAAAGATGAAGTCCTCAGCTCAAACGACTTCCGGGTCATCTTCTATCTACAAGTACCGTGGGAGTATCAATCAAGTTATCCAATTTCTAGAAGATCAGATCGCTGCTAATGGAGTTAATAGAATTTTTCATGGATCAGCTACTCCTACTGATCCACGTGAAGGAGATATATGGTTTAAACCTAATGGCCCATATACAGAAATGTGGATCTATGAAGAAGATGCAAGCGGTGTTCTAAGATGGGATTTAAAGGTATCTACTGAGCCTAGCAAAGAACTCTTGACTCTAATCGACAATGCTCAAAAAGAAGCTGAGAAAGCTATTACAGATGCAAATAATGCAAGGTCAATTGCTGAGGATGCTGTAGCTAGGGCTGATAATTCAGCACAAGCAGCTGCGGATGCAAAAAAAGTTGGCGAACAAGCCGTGGAGAATGCTCGGGAAGCTCAGTCAACTGCTGATACAGCAGTGAGTAACGCAAATCAAGCACTAGATAATATTGAGGGTGTTGACAGCAAATTAACAACTGAAATTAGCCGTCTTGATGGTTCACTTTCAACAAAAATAGAACAAACCACATTCGATAAATTAAAGGGATTAGTAGATACTCAGGGTACTCAGATCAGTCAGAACACGACAGAGATAGCCACAAAAGCTAGTCATCAAGAGGTTAATACTATTAGTGGGAGAGTTGACACTCACGAAACTAGGCTGACTCAGAATGAAAAAAGCATAGCGTTAAAAGCTAGTCAATCTACTGTTGACACACTCACTGGAAAAGTATCTGTAGTAGAGACTGAAATCTCTACAATTGCGGGTAAGTTTTCTGCGTTAAGCTCCAAAGTTGAAGGAAATACAACTAAACTCGGCACTTTGGAAAGTAGCTACGATGGGTTGAACAGCACGGTTGCCGTCCTACAGGAGGATGTCTTGGGTAAAGTGGATACTATACAGTTTTCTAATTTGAGTCAAAAGGTTGATACGCTGCAGCTCACTGTTGCTGATAAGGCTGATAAATCACAAATTACAGTATTGACCAATCAAATTTCTTCTGTAGTTCAAGATGTCGAAGGGAATAAATCCTCGATCAATATCCTTAAGGAAGACATTAATCTGGCAGTAAAGAAAGGTGATGTGATCAATCAGATCAATATCAGTCCAGAGTCTATCCTAATCTCTGGTAATAAAATCAGAATTACAGGACAAACGTATATTGAGAATGCTGCGATCAAGAGTGCGGCTATAGCTAGTTTGGATGCTGATAGACTAACAGTTGGTTCTACGTTGAATGCTGCTTTTATTAATGTGATCAATTTGAATGCCTCGAATATCTCAACTGGTTATCTTAGTGCTAACAGGATTGCTTCAAAATCTATAAATGCGGATAAAATCAATGTTACAAGTTTATCTGCAATCTCATCAAACATTGGAACTATAACAGCAGGAAGTATAAAATCAGTAAATATCAGTTCCGCAACAATTGAGGGTGGGACGATTATTTCACCTTTATTTAAAGTACCTGAGATGGAAACAGTTGTGGAATCAACTTGGGATAAAGATAACTACCGAACTCAGATGAAATTTACTAAACGTGGAATATTCATGGTTACCTATGTTTGGGAGTACTTTCCATATGTTGGAACAAGTATGCAATATAACATTTTTCAAATTGAACTGGTTGTTATACGATCTCAGGAACTATATAAAGAAAAGTGGACTGGATCTGGGCGAGGAAGTTCTGTCGAAAATGCTAAACCTTCTGGCGGAACAACCAAACGGCAAAATATCGGATATACGGGCACTTCAGATTATAGTGGGCCTCCTCGAGAATGGGAGTATGTGCGAAACATAAATAAAAATTAGTAGAAATGGTGATATATTTATGGAGTTAAGACTAAAAAACATTGAATTAGGACCAGCGATTAACTTTTTACAGAACTTGTCACTTATAGGGAGAGATAGCCGCAGTCGATCAAAATTGGTAAAACTTATTGCAAAAGCATTCGAGGAGTATTCGGCAGATGAAAAATCACTAATGAAAGAATACAACCTTCTTGATGAAAATGGTTATGTTTTAGATGAACAAAAAAGAAATCCTAGAGATGCTGTGATGTTTAAAAAAGAACAAGAGATTCTCTCTAACGATATTGTAGTAATTGAAGGAGGTATGTTTGCTGATAACTTGAAAGAAATTCCGCGCATCCTTAATGAGTACGAGTCAGAGTTATCTGGCCAAGATGCTGAAATCTATGATCGGCTTTTGGATGAATTTGAAGAAAATATGCAAGACGAGGCCGAAGAATAGGTCTTTCATTTTTTAGAAATGGAGTGAAATAGATGTTAAAAATTAGTAAGTCTATTACTGGTGAATCAATGATCGGTGAGGAACGAGTGATTTATATGAATGCAACCGTTAGCGAAGACCATGAAGGTCCAGCCAGTATTTCTCAGCAAATCAATAATCGTCAATTGTACAACGAAAATAAAGAAGAATGCCGAAGAGATATTGATGACTTCCCAAAGCTAGTTAGAGAAACTGAGGATTCATTAATCAATTAAATGGAGGTGCTTTAATGGCAGAGGTAAATTATCAAAGCTTCTCTTTAGACATTGACAAGGCTGCTTCTAAAAATCTGAATCAAGTTATCACTGGCCGGTTAGGGGATAACCTCTTAACTGGCGTTATTGTGTCAACTTTAGAAAATGATAAAAAATTTGATCTGACTGGATACTCAATCCGTTTTGAAGGTACTACCCATGACGGAACGATTGTCGTGGATGCCGACAATGTTGAGATTGTTAGTTTGAAGGAGGGAACTTTTAAATATACTTTCTCAAATAAAGTTTTTTCTGTACTGGATCAATACCAAACTGCGTATTTTGCTTTTGAAAAGGCAGATCGAAGAGCAACAACCGAGAATTTCATTATCAGTGTTATAGAGGACGTGGACGTTACATGGGAAGAAGCGCAGTCATATATTTCAATTCTCAACGCTCTCATTCGTAAATTCAACACTGAGTGGGATGAGTTCAAGGCAGATAAGACAAAAACGTTCGACGACTTTATCAAAACTAAAGAAACGCAGTATCAACAACTTAGCGATACTGCTAAACAGTTAGGAATTGATTTTGCAGAGCTTCAGTCTTTAGTGACCCAATTGCAGAAAGATGTTTCGGCTATGGAGACAAAAGCAACTCAACTTAGTAAAGACCTTACTGCATTAGACAGTAAGAGCAAAGCGGTAAGTACAGCATTTGATACCACTAAGAAAAATGTTGATACATTAGACGTTACCGTTGCGGACTTGGCGAAGCGTTCGACTGATTTGAAAACTGAAACAACTAATCTAGAAAGTAGAGTTTCCACTCTAAAGACTGACACGACTTCTTTAGAGCAACGAACTGAAGATATCCAACAAGTCCAATCAGAATTGGCAGCCGATGTTACAGAAGTAAGCAAGGCAATTGAGGAGAATGATGTCTATCGGAAAGCAGAAACATTCAATCAGCAGCAAGATGGTGTAAACGTCCTTGACACCATCACAGGAACCAAGCCGACACTTTACAGTGAGACGCTTCTAGCTGACGGCGAGCAGGGGACGGGTAGCATTTTTGTGAAGGATTTGCCGTATGGTGCTAACTATGCAATTGGTACTGGTACATCTAAAACTTTGACGGGTGATGGTAGTAAACAGGCAACAAACAATAACCTATACACTTTATCTGACAAACTTCTAGGGAAGAAAGTTACTGTCTCGGTAGAAGTTGAAAAGAGCGCTGGTGCGACAGGTGAAGGCGTGATTATTGCTATCAAGAATACGTGGCAACAGCTGTTTTCGTTCAAAGTTGCGGATATACCTGCTGGTAGTAAAAAGAAGCTGACTACGACAACTACTATTAGGACAGACGACAATATACAAGCTTTGTACATGCAATCCCAACCCAATAACTCTACTAATCACCTGAACGGAACAATCACTGTCTCTAATTTCAAAATTGAATTAGGTGATACTGCTACCCCTTGGTGCCCTGCGAGCGAAGACTACGGCATTGTACACGGGCAGCCGAATATTTTTACAGGCGCAGCTTCAAGTTCAGAATGGCGGACTCTTACTTTTGGCGGATATTATCATAATGATCTCGCTCAAAGATACATTGTCGGTAAAGATATAAATGTTGGCGATACTATTAGTTCTTCAATAGAGATTGATAACTCTTTAGAGAATTCAGTGACTTATCTAACTAGTCAAGCAACGGTGATCAAGAATGACTCTTCAGCGCCTACGTATCCGGAATCGGGGACATATGTAAATGTGGGTGAAAGTAAGACCATCACATTAAGTTACAAAGTTCAAAGTAATGACGCTGAAATAAACATGAAATTAGCAATGAAGAACCCACAGGAATCGACAACTTTTCGCTACAGGAATGCTCAGATAATTAAAGGTGATGTGAGTCTTTTAGCTGAAGGTTGGAAGCCCGCTCAGCAGAATTCAGGTTTAACTCCTCATAACCCTAAAATATTATCTGAATCAAGAAATCTTTTCTCAGCAGAAAATGCTACACTTGGATACTTTCAAGGGTGGAGCTACAAAAGTGATTTAGAAGCTAATGCTAACCGAGCTTGTTCTGTAAAAATTCCTGTAACGGCGAGTAAAGTATATTCCGTGTATTCACCAATTTTAACTGGTAAAGCGAACTTTATTGTACTAGCTTGTTATGATAGCCAAGACAACAAGACACATATGTACAGAACTGATAAATGGATAGTTCCTGACGCAACTCATACTTCTAGTGCTTCATACAGACCAATAGTTGTGACAATTCCTGCAGGTACTGCTTATGTACGTCTAGCTGTTGATTCGAATGGTGGCGCAATGACAAGAGATAAGTTAGTTGGTTACAATTTAAAGCTTATTGAAGGTGATTTCACTAAGAATGCAGGCATGGTTCCTTTTAGTTCTGATCAATACGCTGCGCTTGCTGATCCATTGAAGTATGTACGGGCTGAGACTTTGCAGGTTGGGCGTGGGGCTGAACTTCAGTTTGATTTTCCTGTTATTGCAGAACTAGAAAAGCGGCATCCGCATCTGTTTGAGAATACTAACTCCGCTGAAAAGACTGATAAATATCTGTCAATCTTAAAATCTGTTAAGTTAGTTGCTTCTTCTCGTGGGGGAGGGCTAAATAGTACGAATACTGCTAACTCAATGAGGTATTATCTGTTACATTTAGAAACAGTCTATGCTAATACATGGTTGTTATCGACAGGAGCACCTGATGCCACTCAATTTCAAACTAAAACTGTCACTTTTACTGGTACGTACCCGAGACAGATTGTTGAAGGAGGGTACAAAATATATGTATCTTCTCGGAAAAACGGGAACCCTGATGTTGGCGCAATAACTGACGGGATTATACCTGCATGGGTGGAAGTCAGAGACATTGCATTAACAGTTGAACTTGAAATTAATGGTAAAACAGTAGTCGAAGAAATTGCTGCGGAAGCTGCAAAAAGCCCTATTGCGGATTTTGCGGGAAGTGGCATTACTCAAACAAACACTTTGGACTTTCAAGGGAAGGTTTCAGGGAGTCATGTTGTTAAACCTCATTGGATAGGAGTTCAATATGCTAATGATCTTCAAGTGCCGAGTCTTTTTAAAACTGAAGTAGTGCAATCACGTTATAACGCTGTGAGTAAATTGGATAATGACACGTTATCTTCTTATTCTTCAGCAGGGACAGCTGATCAGTTTCCCGCTGCATTGATTAGATGGAATATTATTGAGGACTTTAAAAGGCGTTATACTAGTGTATTTGAAGCCTATGGCGCTGTTGATCTAGCTAGTCAAATTGCAGTGATGAAGAAAATTATTGCAGGGTGTAAGTATAGTGTTTGGGGGCGTGGTGTGACACCAGCTGGTAATAAGTTGAACACTGCTTATTGGTTGGATGATACAGTTTATTCTACTCAGAAACCATTCAATGCGACAAACGAGATAAGAGAGATAACTTATCCACTTGATCAAGCGAATGCTATAAGAACAATTGATAAAGACGGATTTGTGAATATACTGGTCTATCCTGATAAGTCAACGGCTGTTGTTAGCTCAGCTCTTTACATTGATTATGCGTGTTTGGAATACACAATCAACCTGAAACTATCAGATATCATTGATGCCCGCATTGCCAAGCAGACAGCGTTGCTGAATCAAGCAATTGCCCGCATTGAGCAACTAGAAGGAGGAAACTGATGAAAACAGTTTATAGAGTAGAAAATGCAGTTATCAAAGAATGGGCTGCACCAGATGATGAAGTAATTGTACGCCCGTTTACTGAGGTTGCTCCACCAGTAGCAGATAACCTAATCATAAAAGGGTTTGACTGGAATAACAGTGAATACATTGTTGAACAAGTTGTTCCTGTCGCTCTTTACGAGGCACAACAAGCGGGCTTTGAAGAATTGGCTATGATTGTCGGAGAACTGTGTGAAGAAGTATTTCCTGCAGAGGAGGAACTGCCTGAAGAGGAAGAACCAGATCTTCCAGTGGAGGAGACAGAAGTTCCAGTTGACGAGACTGCAGATAAAAGCGAGGAGGCTGAGTAATGGTTAACTACTACTTGACGATCATACAGCGAGAAGAACTGACAGAGGTTGAAGCTGAAAAGTATATCAAGTCAAAGGTTCCAGCGATTTGGCGAAAAAAGGTTCAGGAAGAATGGAAGAAACTGTAAAATTAAAAAGTAACATTCGAGGATCACTCTTAATAGGGTGATCTATTTTTATGTAGAAGTTGGTGAGGTATGAATTTCCTAGGATATCCAATTGCTGAGTGGTCCATTTTAGTAGGCCTGATTTTGACTTTAGGAGGATTAATTATTCGACATCTAGGGAAAAGAATGAAGAAATTCGTATCAGATATACTAGCTGATTTCGAAAAAAAAACAATATATCCTCTAATAAAGAGTATTAACGGCTTATCAAATTCCTTTGATAAAGAGACTACATGGGTTCATGATCAGCACAAGGAAGTTATCAAACAGTTAGAAGACCATGACAAACAGTTAGACAATCATGATGAAAAATTGACGGCACACGAAGAAAGAATAAAAACACTGTTCAGAAATCAAGGGAGGAAGTAAGAATGAAACAGAGAGTAAATAACCAAACTATTGCTAGAACGGTGATTTTAGCTTTAGCACTTATAAACCAAATTTTAGCTATCGCAGGCAAGGGAACAATTGATATTGCAGAAAGTGATATCTATCAAATTGCTTCACTTGGAGCTACAGTGATCACCACTCTGATTGCATGGTGGAAAAACAATAGTTTCAGTAAGGACGCTATTGAAGCAGATGATTATTTAAATGAGCTGCGTAAGTATCCTGTAAAAGATGACCATGAAAACAATGTGAGATAGGAGGAATCATTATGGCTAGCATAGATGGAGTAATGGATTTTATGTTCAGTAAGCAAGGAAAAGTCAGATACTCTATGGCTGCTCGTATGGGTCCATATTCGTACGACTGTTCCAGTGCAGTTTTCTTTGCTTTGATTGCTGGAGGCTTCTTGAAGCAAGGAACTGGTATTGGCAACACGGAAAGCCTGTATCGCTTAGAAGGCACGCTTTTAACTCCGATTAGTCGATCGCAGGTTCGTCGAGGTGATATATTTGTCGCAGGCAAAAAGGGCGGATCAAGCGGTTCTGCAGGTCACACAGGTATTTTTATCGATAACGACCGTATTATCCATTGCACATATTCAAAAGCGAACGCAAACTTTGCTGTAACGCCCGCAAAGGGATGGATGGGTGACTATAGTGGTCTGCCAGTTTATTACTACAGACTGAAAGGTTCTGGAGTAACGGGACCGACCGAAAGTGTTACACAACAACGTATCTTGGCTATTGATGGCTCCTGGGGGCCTGCTACAACGCGGCGGCTACAGGAAGTATTAGCTTGTAGTATCAGAGATGGTGTGATTAGTGGACAGATTCGGAATAGAGCGAATGCTAACATTCCTTCAGTGCAGTTTGGTTCCGGGGGGTCCGCGGTAATTCGCGCTCTTCAAATTAGGCTTGGGGTTACAGCTGATGGCAACTTCGGACCTGATACCTGCAGAGCATTGCAAGCTAGAATGGGTACTATCCAAGATGGAGAGATCAGCCCGATTTCCGATTGCGTCAAAGAGATGCAGCGTAAGTTGAACGAGAACAAAATTTAATAAAAATAGCCCTCACTATGTGGGGGCTTAAGTTAGATCAACAAAGACATTTGAGCGAAGAGCAACAAGAAGTCAATCATCACTTTTGCGTCATGTTCAGTTAGGTAAGTTACTTCAAAAATACTTCCGCAAATTTCCTCGTGGAATAGTGAAATAGTGCAGCGTGATTCGTCATGAACTATGATCATTGCGTATCCTCCTTTCAATAAGAAGATACGCAATTTATCAACTTCTATTTCACAAAACTAAAACCTTGATAAAAGAATTTCTTATTAGCCTTTTTGAAACTAAAACGCATATCTTTATTGAATGAATTGTTGATCGCAGGATATATGAAATATTCAATTTTTTGGCTCTCCATTAAAAAGATAATATCTTCAATTATGGAGAAAGCTGGCAACAGTCCTTCGTTTAAAATATTGTACTTTTCAAAATCTTCACAGAATTTTTTTCCGGTCTCAAAGTCTAATTCATTATTTATTTGTAACATATGGACACCCCTGATACTAGTTCATTACATTCTGCTTGGGAATTTCAAGATATTCAAATTCCATCATTATTTTGGTTTTTCCAATGACACCGTATTTTCTAATTACAAATTGTTTCTTGCTATTATATTCACCCAGCACAGAAATTCTCATACCATCCTCTACGTCAGCTAAAAAGTTAAGAGAATGACTGGCAATTAAGCAGTTGATACTATCTATTTTGAAATATACTAGCGGTCGTTCTGACATCTTGAGAATTTTAATTCTGCTGACGATTCCTGTTTTCGATTCCATTTGAGCACTCCTAAAATGTCCTAATTAATTTCTTCATCATTGCCTAAAGAATTCATTCTATCGTAGGCAAAAGAGACCAACTTATCTAAACTAAGTTGAAAATCCAAAATTTCATTGAATTGAATATCATTAATCCTTTTATTCGGGTTTTCCTTTAAAAAAGAAGCTTTTGTGATACCATATTTCTCAATCAGATGTTCATGCAACTCTCCATAGGTTCTTGTTTTTGCCATAGAGTCATATTTAGCTTTTGCCTGTTTGTTTGTAATTTTTAGGTCTTGGCCGAAGCCGCTCATCACAAGGATAATTTCAAAAGTGTATTCAGGATACATTTCATTTAATTCATTCTCAATATCTATCTTTTCTTGTTTTCCAAAAATCGGATGTTCATCTAAGCAGATATGACTAGTCCTGTTAGTTTTCGCTTTTTCAAGGTGATCTAATAGTTCTAAATCTTCAATCAGTTTTTTAACAGTTAATTTATCATTCAT